CTTTGACCATCATTTCGAGTCGCGTCGAAAGATAATCGAGAGTAGTTCTTTCGTCTTTGCCTCCGAGACCACTAACAACCATAGTGATGTGGTCGAGAAGAATGTAACGGCAACCACGTGCGGATACCAAAAATCTAATGGTATCAAGAATGACCTCAGGATCATCTGATCCAAAATGAGAATAGATGTGAAGGCGCTCGTCCATCCTAACCACGTCTTGTACGGCTTGGAAAATTTCCGTATCTGTGACACCACTATCGGGTAGGTGCGCAGGACGTCCAAGATGAATACCTGCAATAGCCTGAAGGTGTCGTCGCTTCGGTTCCTCAAGAAAGATAGCGCCAATATTATCCAATGTTTCTTTAAGAAGTTGATGTTCGATTGCATGCATCATCTCCGTTTTACCGACACCTTCTTGAGCCGTGATTAACACGGACTCACCGGTGCGGATACCGTAGGTCATATAGTTCAAGGTAGGGAACGGATATAGTACACCAGCCTTAGGCTTTTCCTTAATGATCTTATCGAACTCATGAAACGAAGAGACGATAGTTTCAGGAAGAAACTTCTTGGCGTTGTACCACAGAGTTGCTAGTTCGTCCCGTTCACCGTTTCGAAGGTAGTCATTGGCGTCTTTACGCGTTCCGCCTGGGAACGACACCATGAAAACTTTGTTGTAATCAAACAGCTTTGCAACTTTAGATGCTGCTTCACGTCCTGCTTCATCACCATCAAATGCGAGTAGAATTCTTTCGAACGAATTAACCCAGGATCGGTCCAGGCTAACGTCAGTTCCAGCACTAGCAGCGCTGTGAACAGAGACGACAGGACTGCGTACAACCTGATAAAGCGATAGAGCATCCAACTCTCCCTCTGTTATAGTCACGGTCTTGTGACTACTAGCCGCAAACTTATTACGACCAAATAAACCAGCTTTGCTTATATCACCTTGAGAATAGAAACCTTTCTTATCTAAAGTTCTTATTTTAAAACTACCGTTAGGGTAGGGAAATCCAATAGAAGTCGGCTTTCCATTAACATCAATTTTTGTCTTTGTGTCAAAGAATTGAAAAACTTCTTTAGCAATTCCTCTTGTTCCGAGAAATTCATAACTAAATTCCTGTTTATCTAAAGGTGGAGTATAAGTTAAACAACTGAAACAATAGCTGTGACCATCTGAGTAAGTACATTTAGCATCGGATGATCCGCAATCATCACAAGCAATATGACGTTCAATTATGGTTGGTTTTGCCAGTGGTAATATTTGATTAACCAATTCTTCTGTTCTTTCGGTTCTACAATACGTACAGGTTCAAAAGCAAACCCCCCATCAAGTAGATCATTCCAATAGTTAGACGCACCAATGTACATCCAAGCCGAGATAATATCTACCCGTTCTGGGAGGAGGAAATGTTTATTGCCTTGCAGGGCAGGAGGTAAGAGCTTACCTTCATTATCGTGGTTAACGACTACGCCATGCTGGCGAGTGGGATACAGGATCTTAGTCCTAATTCGACGGTATTGTACTCCATTCAGGTAGTGGGTGTCAAGCTTTATGAAGGCTTTTGACTCAACTGCGTGAATTTCTCCCTTAATCTTCAAACAAGAGAAACTATATCTGTTATCTGCTTGCTTAGCAGCCATTACTACAGGAATTCCATCAGTTCTCTTCTTATAGAAGTTATAACCATGAAGAGTGAAACCTCTGGCTACTGAGGCCGAGCTGTCAGCTATTATATTATAATTCTTACCGGCTCGCATCAGATCATCACAGACGAATAGCAATTGGAATTGCGATAATTCTAGTCTTGCGATGTCTGGGGTAAATCTTGTTTCAGATAAGTCAAACTTGTACGGTGTTTTCCAAAACATTGTTCTCTCCTATTCGAAGAGACGGTGATGTCGGGGGATTGAACACCACCGTCCCCTCAACACTGAGTGGGAGGAAAACCTCAGTGTCAAGCTGATTTCTTACCAAATAGGAGATTACGTTTGCTTGTGCCAGAAGGCTTCAAAGTTTCCTTAGCTTCCACATGTTTGTCGGTTTCCTTCTTGACCAAATCCTTACCGACCAATTCTATTAGTTTATCTGTGCCTAGTAATTCAATATACCTGCGACGTAATTCAATGTACAGCATCTCAGCTATCTTATTACCTTTAAAGACAGCCTTTAATTCATCCCCTACCCGCCATCTCATAGTATCGCTAAATGGAATGCCCATCTTTTCGGAGAACATAGCCCAAGGTGCTTCCATCTTCTGGATTTCCAAAGCACTTGGAACTTTATCTCGATCAATAAAACCAGCCAAGATACCAGTAGCTTCAGTCATCTCTGCATCCGTTAAAGTAGGAAGATAATCAGCCGCAGACTTAGCAGCATTGACTAGAGCAATCTCTTGATGAGCCTGTTTCATACTGCCGCCCATATCTTTGAGAGGCGGTGCTTTATTTCCGGTTCGCATCTCATCTTCTAAATTCTTTACTTCCATTATTGTAGTAACCTGACGCTGAGCAAAAGGAGCCACATCAGGATCAACCCATAGAGCCAGGTTCTTGGCAAGGTGATTTTCGGGAAGCTTGTTATTATTGAATAACCTAATCCATCTATTCCTTGCTGTACCATCCAGCTTAGGTGGTGGACTAACACTGGTTTTATTTCGATGCGAAGCACCGTCTTTCAATTTATCTATGGCTGCCTTGTCACCACTGTATGTTGTATTACCTACATGATGTACTCCCTTATCGTCCGTGGTGATTGTTGCTTTGTTCTTACCAAATGGATCGAATTTCTTCTTAGCTGGTGTCGTGACGCTTGGTTTTGTGATAGGATCTTGGTTCTCGCTAGTCTCAAAACCGTGCTGCTGGGAAGCTGTGCCCCATTCGAATGTAGTACCCAAGGGATTGGTCCCGAATTCGATGGGATCGCCTTCAAGAGGGAGGAAGACGAACGCAGCCCTATGGCCAACGTAGGCGGTGAGAGTCTTTTCGAATGAAGGTTTATGTAACTTGGCAGTGAACTTACCAATATCACCTTCGACATCTTCGAAAATCTCTTCGAGTAATGGTATGATGACATCATGGGCGAAGTTATATTCATCAGTATGACCTGACTTTGAGTCAGTATACTTGGGAAAGTCACCTTCCACAAAGAATGAAACAATGGATATTCCTTCGCCATCCGGGTCATCGGCATCCTTCATTTGTAGCACGAATGGTTGGATATCATCCTTGAGATTGGTCAACCCACTCTGCGTGATGTTGGCCATGTAGAGTACCGCATCGTATTCCATGGCCTGCTCGTTGAGCGTCATCAAGTTTTCTATGGTGACTGATCTATCGTATTGATCTGTCTCCAACGTAGTCTTACCATCGGTGGCATCTCGGATAGCATAGCCTGAGACTGTGGGACAGTGCCTAAGCGCTGTCTCTAAGAACTCCTTATCCATCAAATGTCCGGCCTTCTTACGGATGATGGTTTGTGGTTGATTGGTTGCTAATGTCATGACTTCACTTCCTCTCTGCTGATTCTAATTCTCATACGACGAAGTCCCATAACTATACGTCTGAGACGCATCTTAGATGTACGAGCACGACGACGTTTCTCACGAGGCAATCGTCGCATCTTTCGCCTCTGTGATTTGGTTAGCTTCCTCATGCTGCCCCCTTCTTTTTCAGATACTTATGACCCAATGCCTCATACAAAGGGATTACATCTTCGCCCGGCTTACCTCCAGGTATCTTACCTTTCGGTCCTGCAAGCTTCTCCTTCTTGCGCATATTCTTGATGGCTTCGGGATGCAGCTTACGACGACACAGATCAGGGATGTTAAAGAAGTTTCCCATCTCTGTTTGCATACGACGAAATCTAGCTTTGGAGATACGTCCTGCTTCCACCTCATCATACAGAACGTCAAGAATCTTGTCGGCTATTATCCTTTCCTCGAACTTAGCCATCTTAGCCCTCAAATTCTTCTCGGACCATCGACGGTGCAGTCTTCGGAATGGACGGCTGAGCCATTGCCACGGATTACGTAGTAATGTTTTGTATACCCAATAACCCATATCCTTTAGTTGCTGCGAGAAATAGTACCGCCATAGGTACCGCACACCCATTGTCATACCGCACAACAATAGGATTAAGCCGGTGAGTAGAGTTATTTCAGGTTGGTAGAGATATATCCAATCCACTGCATTACTTTCCCATGTTCCATTCACATCTCTCTCCTCTTTCAATAAGCAAACGACGTGGGCCGTAGCCCACGCCATAATACTATGCAGATTCGTCGAGTTGACAGAAGAATTCATTCACAGCAATTGGAGGGGCAGCCCGTTCAACAACCAGAAGGACTTCGGCGATATGAACCTTTGTGACGTTCATATTCTTGGTCAGGTAATTCAAAGCCCATTCCTGAGCTTTGGCCTGATCAATGATACCGCTGTTCTGCTGATTATGGAATGCGATGTACCTCTTCATTTAGTATCTCCTTGGCTAGGCAAAATTGCCAAAGAAATGCCCACCGTGCACGGAGGGGAGCCATGCACAGTGGGCTATGCAGATGCAGTGCGGCTGCATCCTAACAGTCAGGGAGGGGCTGGAACCTGACTGATCCAAGTAACCTTATCTTGTTGCCAGACATATAGAGCACGCTGTTTACTACCGTACTCAATTGAAGTACGTAGTATCTGCTTTCTGATGTCAGTATGTGTTATTGTATAACTAGTATGAGTTGAATTGTAGTAACACAATACCCGATGGTAAGGTGTATCTACAACACTGAAGTATGCTAACTCCGGTACGCGTTTCTTCAATTCCCTTAACATCTCGAAAATTTCTGTACGTCCTGCTGTAACACCAGCAATGGGCTCACGGTTGTATAGAATGCGGATTGTCTCATCTACCTCAAACTCAGATATACCTAATCCACAAGCACGTTCTTTGTATTCCTGTAGCACACCACGATTAACGGTAATACCACTGGGTCTAGAATATGACTTAGCCCACGCTCTACGCTGTCGCCGTAGCTTATTAGCCTTTTGCTTCATTGTTCGATTGGACATGGCGGACTTTCATGTGTGATAGGATTAACCTTTATCCAAGAAGTTAAAGCGTTTACTACGCTTTTCTTCAACTTCTTGTTGTTTGGCTTCCTCATGCATTAACTTATCTTTAAGAGTAGACAAGTCAACATATTCATTAGCCTGACGTCTTAGAACATCAGCCACAAGACTACGAGCAGACACAACAGTACAATGAACGCCAGCACGCTGACATGACTCAATAAGACAGCGAAAGTCACCGTCCCCGCTAAACAGAATGATATCAGTGAGGCTATTAGCAACTTCTCCCATGTAGACAGCAATCTCCACATCCATATTCCCTTTCAATCTTTTCTTATTGTCTACGTCTAGATATTCCTTGGTCTCTTTTTGTATTACAGTGAAACCATTGAACTCAACATAATCCACCATCCTACGTAATGGAGATTCAACATCTTTAGGAGGTAGAGCAGTGAAGTACATAGCTTGAGCAACATCACCTTGAGTCTGGTAATATTGCTTTAATTTAGTGAAGTCGATCCTAAATCCTAATGCCTTAGCAGACATGTATAGATTAGAACCATCAATGAAGATACCAATACGTTTCATCTAGCCCTCCTGAGTGTGACATAGGAACGGTGTATTTCAATACCATTCTCTAGTGCTGTATCAGCAGTCAATCGTACTGTATCTCTATCTCTGTTCGATATGAACAGAAAGTATTTTTCATAGTAGGTAGCCATATCCTCGGTCATACCTTCCCATTCCAGTGTGCATCTACCGAAATGGTTGTATTCACGAAACACGAATTGGACTTGCATATCATTCCCCTCTATAATGTCCACGTATATTAGCTTCAGCTAACGCAGCTCTAAATGCAGTTGGAGCTGACTCATATGGTGTGGAAGTAATAGCTATCTTCCAATTGATAATTAGGCTGTACTTCCACCAACCGTAGTCATCTTGTGATATAAGTATACCGAACTTAGGCATGACCTCCTGCCTTTCCGTAACGATGATATAGTTCAATACCTTCCTCTATTTGACGGGAGTTAACATAAACTCCGCATTCGTAATTAAAGTCTGTAGTTCGGTTGAAATCGAAGTCCCATATACAGGCGATAGTCCAGATGTACGCATCACAACATGAACATTGAACCCTACACTCCCACAATACAACTGAATTGTGGAATGGGCTATCCTCACACTCAGGACATACTTCAATGATTAGCTTGATTGCAGGTACAGGATAATGAGGTAACCCATTACCTGCTTCATACCATTTACAGTAATGACATTGTTCAGTAGCTGGGTACTTATGTTGTGAACAGTGATTATAGAAACCCGATGCCTCGCCTCTACAATAGTACATGGTATCTCTCCCTCATTTAGACAAAAGTAATGGACAGTTTATCCACATGTCCAGGTGTTTCCGTCATTTGGGTTGACGTAACCTAACTAACCGTATGGTTTGATCCACGGCGTACATGGATTGTGTATGGTAATCTTATCCTCTTCGTCAATGCGGAATACATCTACCGCAGGTTTACACCAAGGGATATTACCCTTCGGACGTGTGATGATATAGTTGGGAGTTGGTGCGAAGATCAGTGAATACTTGGACATAACACTTCCCCTTTCGTCTGCTGCTAAATCCCCTCGCCCTATTATCATTATAAACTTATATTTGATTAAGTCAAGTTAGCTAAATAGCTTAACAGATCGTAAACACGATCAACAGATCATATGTGTTATATTCCTATCACAATAAAAAACCCCCATGCCGCGAGGCACAGGGGTTATATTAGTTAGTCAGGTATTGATTGTTATTACAATCTGTTAAGCGGCTTTCTCTTCCGCTTCTTTCTCGGCGGCCTTGATCTTGATGTACCGATCGCCGGCCTTGAATACCTTCTCCAGTATATCAGTCAGCATATCGCGTGTTTCAGTGAATGTAACCAAAGCATCATCACTGCCAGTTTTACGGCTCAGATCGCCGATGATTGAAGCCACCACTGTTTGCTTACTGTCAGTTGTGATGGTATCCATATAGTCATGAACATCCACCATTCTAGCGTAGAATGTTTCTTTGGTGTTGATAGCCAATGGCTTTTCACCGCCTGGTTCTTCTTCACTCTTAGTTCCACGCTTCACAGTAGGTGCACTATCCATAAGTGCAGTGTAAGTTTCACCATGTTCACGAGCAATGGCAGGACGTAGTTTCTTGAATGATCCAACACCTAGTTGTGTTGTATCCTTGGCCTTCCTGCCTTCAACGGTAGTAGTGATAAGGATTGGCGTCTTGGTATTCTCGACAATCCAATCACGTCCTTCTTGTCCATCAAGTTCCTTACCCTCCTTGTCCAATGCATACATGATGCTAACAGTAACACCTTTAAGTGCATTGGCTGCTCTGATATGGAACCATAGTTCAAATGCCCCTACCAGATTGACACGTGAAGTTGATAGCTCACCATTGAGGCGAGATATCTCAGCGTTGCGCCGATCTTGATCCATGTCTTTGATATCTTGAGGTACACTTGAGACATTGAATTGAACCGGATCTTTCATGCTTAGTTCCAACATGTCAATCCGTTGTTGCTTCGCAACATTGCAAGGCAAGCGATCAGACATAACCTTATAAAAGTTATGTTCTTTTACCGTTGGTTTGCCCTTGGCATTGATAGTCCTGATCTTATAGAGAGCAGGATTGTTGCCACTGTCAGTGTTGGGAATAGGCAAAGCGTCTACCTCTTCCTCTTCCATTTGTCCCATAACCTTGAACATGACGGCGAATGGTCCGCCTTCATAGTCTTGTTTAGCCTTGGCAATAGTATTGATTGTGCCAGTGAGATAGCCACACTTTGCGGCTGTCTCTTGAGCTTTGATATCCATTGTTCTGCCGATCTCATAGAGCAGACCATTGGATGGTACATCTTCCTTAGTCTTGGGATTGAGTAAAGCTTTTACCATGATAGGTTCTCTCTCATGCGATATCGCCCCCAAAGCACAATGCCTTGGAGCGCTGATTTCTATTCACAATGTCATACAACAGGCGGATTTGTTGTCATCTTTGACGAACTTCCCCGCTCTAGTGCTTTTAGCACCATGATTAGACTAATCCCTAATTGTGGCTATGTCAAGGCAGTGTATTCACATCTTTGTGAATTTCAAAGTCATTTCATGTTCTTATTGCCTTAATATCAACAGATTGCAAGATGCAATCAACAAATACATTAAACAATGAATGATAATATTCATTTCATAGTACCTTAAGCTATTGATATTATTGATGGACATAATTTAGCCATAGACATGAATAAAGCGCTATATTCATCTACATTACAGCTTGCTCCTCTAAGTAACTAAGTATATTTAAACAGCTTAGTTATTAATGTTATTCTATAATATATTTATGTCTTATTTAGAACTAAGCTTAGTTACTAAGAGAACTAAGTCATCTTAAGATATTACATGATCTAATCACAGTATCTTCTTCTGTTTCTATATCATCTAATTTAAGAGTCTTAGTTAATAATATAAGTAACTACGATGTAAGAGTCTTATAAGTTTCTTACGTTACTAAGTAAGATAATTTAACCATATGAGCTACTAATATAACCTAAAAACCCTCCCAAGGGGGTCGGGGGGTCTTCACGCGGCGCTGAACTACACCTAAAATATATCGCACTAGAAATTTAATACGTATCTGCTAGGAAGGCTCAGGAGATCAATTTATACCCTGGGTGGTACCCTACTACCTGATTTAAATTTAAACGCATCCTAGACCCTTGCGCGAGCTTCTCCCCCGCTGTTTAAAAGAATTCCTTGACGTGTTTAAGCACATACAGCTTTGCAGCTTCCCTAGCTCTAGTAAAATTATAGAAATCTGCTGATTTAACCCTATCTGGCCATTCTATCCTAAATAGTTCATTTTCTGAGGGAATTATCTTAAGTTTGGTATCTTTCTTATGAAAATACAATTTATCGTCTTTCCAGTAGGTATCTGACAATCCATAGTGTTTACTCACGGTATTTCCTTATATGTTGACAATAGTTGATTATAAGCGTATAATATGTCTATGTCAATATCAAGAAAACTAATATTCTTAGGAACTCTATGTGTTGTTCTACTATTCGGAACTCTACAGGCCTTTCCTCACGATTGGTATTCCCTTGCCTGTTGTGGTAATACTCATTGCCATCCAATTGATTCTTGTTCAGAAATCCTAGAGACTGCTAAAGGTGTAGTTTGGAATGGAATAGAGTTTACTAAAGATAAGATTCATCCTTCCCAAGATAATCATTGTCATGTTTGTATAATGCATGGTTACAATGACTATACTAGTCCAATGTGTATATATGTCCAACAAGGTAGCTGATCTACGTAATAGATCTACTAATCCTCTAACATTAGAGAAACTAATAGAAGACCTAGATCAAAGAGGTCTCTTAGTACTTCAGGTATTACTAGGACAACAAGCTATGAAACTTCTATCTGAAACTAAGAAGACTAAGGTAATAGATTCTAATGCCTAAACAATATGAAGCTATAAGAGATAAGTTTAAGAAACAAGGTATGTCTTCTAAAGAAGCTAAGACTAGAGCTGCTAAGATCTATAATAGTAAACATAAGAAGAATCCAGTAACAAGAGGGTCTAAGTAATGGCAATGTCTACAGCTAAGAAAGCCGATATGGCTAAAGATAAGAAATTAGGAATCAAAGAAGGTTCTAAGAGAGATAAACTTAAAGATAGAAAGAAAGGTTTTAAATAACATGGACTTAATTGAAGAAGTTAAGGAAGAAATTAAGAAGTTAGAAGCTTTGATAGAACATAAGCATCCAGAACCTACTGCTCCTGTAGTACCTGAGGTAGCTACCTAATGGAGCATACCAGTTTAGACCTCAACCCCAATGTAGACTATGGCGTCACTATGGGGACCCCTATGGACGTTGAATCTCACCCTGTTATGGGTAAACCCCCTCGTACTAAGAAACAATTAGGATTGGAAGCAATAGGACCATGAGTAAAGGTAACAAAGGTACTAAAGACGACAAAGCTAATATGAAACCTAAGACAGTCCACAAGAGTGGACAAGATATTCCCAAGGAGATTCCTCCCCGTCAGGGATTCTTAGCTCTATCTGATCGTGTCTTGTAATTAGAATATGATTGAGCCGACGTTAGGGGACATCGGTTTAGCTGTGTCTGCTCTAGTCTTATTATATAATACAGTCCAAGCACATTTCATAGTTAAACAGTGTAATGAAATTAAACATCAGACCAATGGTCTCAATGCTGCATTAATCAAAGCAACCGGTGAAATTGAATTCGCCAGGGGATTAAAACAAGGAACTAAAATTTAATGTCTATTATGTATATCAGGGAGTATCCTGATTCTGGTCTTTTAACTGGAGGTCTGCCTATTCCAGTAGAACCTGGTACAGACCAAGCTCCTGTAACTATATCTGCGACTTCTGCACAATCCGCTGCATTTAAAAACAATACTAAAGTAGTTAGAGTTGCTGTAGATAGTAGCGCACCAGCTTCCATTTTATTTGGAACTAATCCCACTGCTTTAGCTAATAGCAGTTTGCGTATGTCTGCAGGACAAACTTCAGATTTTCTAGTCCCTCTAGGCTCCGGTCTTAAGGTTGCCGTTATTACCACAACGTTGTAACCATGAAGCAGATGGGATATCTAAAAGTAGACCATAGTGCATCTCCTGGTCTAACTCCACAAGAAGCTCTATTAGCTGGCTATGATCCCCGTCTAGCTGGTGAAGGTAAGGTATACGAGGCGGATACCATGACCTGTTCTCATTGCAAGAGCGTAGTAGTTAAGAATCCATTACGTACTCGCGATCGCCCGCATTGTTATGAATGCGATCACTACATATGTGATGTCTGTGCTGTCAAAGCTAAGACTCAGGATGTCCATATGCCTTTCTCCAAATATATAGATTTAACCCTAAAGCAGGCGGCATTGGGAAGTCCCACTAACCTGCTAACTTCCCAATAAAGGAAAATAATTAAATGTCAAAAAGAATATTCCAGGTTTCTACTTTTACTCCTACTGCACAGGCTGACGGCGTATTAGCCGCCGGTTCTTTCGCCGCTCTTAAGGCTGGTTCTGCAACCGATATCTTAAAGATCGGTAAAGTACTGCTAGAAGGCCAGGCGTCTTCCAGCGCTGTCACAGCAACTATGCTGGCACGATCCTCAACACTTGGTGCTACTCCAACTGCTCTAGCACTTCCAAATACTGATGGTTACGTCAACATTGCGGCAACAGCAGCGACAACATTACCTGTTGCTTATGTAGCAGCTACAACTGCCCCAACACGTTCTCCAGCGGTCACTATTCCACGTCTTAATTTGACGTTTAATGCTTTTGGTGGAATTATCCAATGGCAGACAAACCCAGGTTCAGAAGAGGAATGGGTTTCGGTTGGTACAGCTACCACGTCTAACTCTGAGACAGTACTATCTTCAGCTAATACAGGTACAGCAGGCGCAATAGGAGCTAATATCTTCTACGAAGTTCTGTAATATCTAATGGGTTTATTTCTAGGTTCTAGAGGCAAGATTTTTGTTCCCTCATCGGTAGTACAACTACCGATTGGGGTAACTCTACAGGCTATTGATGGTGAAACTATGCTCACCCCCACAGTGATGAGCCATAGCTATTATTCAGGTAATAATTTTACTAAAGCTACTTCAGCCAATCCATCTTTTCCTACGGTCAATTGGGATGATCCGAACTTCTTCCCTCTCGGTGTCTTCTTTGGTGTTTATCCAGCAGATGAATCAGAGATGGTTGATCTTGGTTTGAACGTCGCGGTTGCCGTCACTGGAACCAGTGATTACTCCGGTATGATTCCCGCTCAACTTCAGGCTTTCAGTAATGGTTCCGGCCCCTATGGAACCGACTGGGAAGTCGGTATGCATCTGGATGAACCAGCTACAGTAGCCGCCATTCAAACCTTCATTAGCGGTTATACTGCTGCACAGTGGACTGGTCGCATGTTCGATTTGACTGGGACCATTAACTACATCATTGCAGGCGATCTTGGTGGTACTCCTATATCTACTTTACTAGCCAAGAATAACTGGACTGCTCCGGGAGGTGGAAACCGTTCCACCGATTCGTTCAGTGCAGATATTTACTGGTTTGCTTATTCAGGCAATTCCAATGGATTACAGGCCGGCGGTAACGTCTTATCTGTGCCCATGAGTTTTAGTTCTACTCCTGCAACTACTGATCAAATCCGCCGTGGTAGTCACTACGGCAACATGATCGATATTTATCGTTCATATGTTAATGGTCAAAATGTGGGTGGTAATGGCAATAGCGCCGTTGGAACCAATGGTGCGACAGGTCGCATTCCCATGTGGTCTCTGCCAGAGAACTATGATGGTTTGTGGACTCCAACCCCATATATTATTCAACCAACAGAGTTGAACTGGGCGGTATGGTCATCGATCATTCATGGTGCTCGCGGCATAGATTATTTTACCTATACTGATTTCGCTGCGCATGGTTCTGGCTTTAATACGGCTATCTATAGCGGTCAGTCTATCTCTATTTATAATCAAGCCAAGGCCACCAATGCCTTAATCAAAACCATGGCTTCGGTTATCAACTCTCCAGCTGCTTTGGGATATCTGACTTCGATAACTCCACATGGTTATATTTTCCCGACTGTTGAGACAAACTGGCTTAATGGTGGGGTTGAGGCTGTTGCCAAATGGAATGGAACCAACTTCTATATTATAGCTACAACTCGTGAATCCGAATCTACTACCAATCTTAGCGCCACTTTCAATATCGTAAATACAGGGGCTACTACTGTAACTGTTATTAACGAAAATCGTACCATCCCCATTACCAATGGTGGAACAAAGTTTGTCGATACATTTGCTAATGCATGGACAGTTCACATTTATAGAATCAATTAAGGGAATATTATGGCTGCAACACCATCTCCAAATTACAATGATCAGCAATTGCTTGCCTCCGATCCAACATTTCAAAATAGAGTAAGACAATCTCTAATTGCCGCTTGTCTTGCAATTAAGTCAGAATCATCAACTACGGTTGCTTTTCATCGTGAAAGAGAAACATTTCTTGTGGCAGTAATGAACCAGCCGGATATATTCAAGATCATGATTACCAATTCAGTCGCTACAAATGCCAATGTTATTAGTGATGCTACGGTGGTTGGGGCCACTCCTTTAACAAGCGGTAATGTTGCTACACAAGCTGCATTAGTTACTGACCCACACATTGATACTGCAATTTCTAGTAACTTTAATTCGTTTTTCCGTACTCCCGGGAATTGATAATGTGCGCACTAAAATTGGCATTGTCTATGATATAACTACAGGACAGGTTCGACGTCTCATTATCCCTGATGAAGATTATCAACTTGCTGCACATTCTAACGTGGCATTCGATGAAATCCTCCACATAGAAACTCAGACCGGTCCCATTGGGATACCAGAAATCAATGCCATTGTCCGACGTCGAACTGGTAAAATGCTGACGTGACAGTCATTGTCATCATATCTGGCACGACTTCTACCAGCCCTTCCGATTGGAATAACGCTAATAATTCGGTTGAGGCTATTGGTGCCGGTGGTGGCGGTCACGCCTCTACGGGTGATGGCGGCGGCGGCGGTGAATATCGCAGAAGCAATAACTTTTCCGTAGCCACTCCCGGCACTACAGCCTTTAATTATGTAATCGGTGCTGGTGGCGGCAATGGTGTAGCTGGAACCAATACGACATTTAATACCAATACAGTGATCGCTGTAGGTGGCGGATTTGGCAATGGTGGTGCTACTGGCGGCGCTGGAGGAACTGGTGGCACTGGTGCTAATGGCAATAATAATGGCGGCACTGGAGGCACTGCTCCCGGTAACGCTAATGCCGGTGGCGGAGGCGCTGGCGGGCCGAATGGCGTAGGCGGCGCTGGCGGATCAAATGTAAGCCTTACCTTCGGTGGTGGTGGGGGAGGCGGAGCTAATGGAGGCAGCGCTGGCAGCGACGCCAATGCCAATCTTACCGATGGTGGCACAGGCGGCAACAATCGTCTATCGGCTGGTGGCGGTACTGCAGGCACAGGCACAAGCGGCGCTGCCGGCGGTGACGGATCAAGTGGCGGCGGCGGCGGCGGCGGTTCTAAGGGTACCGTAACGGCCAATGGCGGCGTGGGCGGAGCGGGCAGCCAAGATTCGGTTTGGACTGGCGCTGTAAGTGGAAGCGGATTTCTTGTTGGGGCGGCTGGACCAGGGGGCGGTGGTGCAGGTGGTGGCGGTTTTACCGGAACTGGGATTCAAGGCGTTGGCGGTAACGGTGGAAGCTATGGTGGCGGCGGTGGCGCTGGTAGTACAGCAGGGTTGGGGGCTCAAGGTGTCCTTGTTCTAACCTATACTCCGGTAGGTAATAATCCTTTCCACACTCAAGATTTTGGCCGTATATTCGATATACCAGGCCTTCCTGCCCAACAATCTTCCCTAAATTTAAATTTATTCAATAATCCTATTCCATTCTCTCAAACAGATTGGCCTAGAATTCATCCGACTATACGATATCAACCTGATCAACCACACACTGATATAAATTTCTATCCCAATCCAATACCATTTAGTGTCAGTCAATCTGTAACATTTCCTAAAACAGTAGTCTCTTCTCCTCCTCAGGCTACTCCGTATAATATAGGTATCTACAAAAATCCGATACCTAATCTTAATGAGTTTAATTTTCCATTAAATTCATTATATGATTGGTTACCGCCCCCTCAATATCCGAATATAGTATTACTTAACACAGTTGTAGTCGCAAATCCGTTTCTTCCTTCGGATTATTCCACAACTCATATATTACCGGATTGGTTGCCTTCTCCGCAATATCCTAATTTAGTACTACAGAATTTCTCCACTCCTTTCTCTACACAGGATTTCTCTAAGCCATTCGCTCTTGGACCGGCAAAGCCTGATCAACAAGCGTATAATGTAAATATATACACCAATCCAATTCCATTCGCTCAGTTTGATTGGTCTAAAGGTTTCGATATTCCGTCGGTACCTTTTACGCAATATCCTAATATTGTTCTTCTAAATCCAGTAGTAGTAGGTAATCCTTTCTATTTACAAGATTTCGGAATTGCTTATTCGATTAAGTCTATTGTTTCTAATCAGAACAATCTTCCCAACTTAGTTCTAAGTAATAATATACCATTCGGGCCATTTGATTGGTATGTGCCTTTCCCGCATAAACCTAGACCTTTAAGTCAAAATGATTTTCCGAATGTAGCTTTACTTAGTACTCCTGTAGTAATAGTTAATCCTTTCTTTATTCAGGACTTTTCTAAGCCTTTTGTCTCCACGCTTGCAAAGCCTGATGTACAATCGGTAAACCTAAATCTTTATACTAATCCGATACCATTCGGACCCTTTGATTGGACGACATCAGCCTTTTTTTTTCCAAGTCGGGCCAAGGCTGGTCCGGTCGATCCGACGAACCTTTTACTGACTACCCTTGCAGTAGTTGTTAATCCCTTCTATACACAAGATTTCTCTAAGACTCAATTCTTACCTTCAGTACCTCAGCCTCCTTCAGGCATGGCTCTGAATATAAATCTAAATACTAATACAATACCATTTAATAAATCTGATTGGACCTACTATTATCCAGTTAGACCGATAGTTTCGGATCAAAGTAATCTTCCGAATATTGTAGTACTTAATCCCACTCAGTTAAGTACTCCATTAGGTATCTTTTCTTGGACCGATTGGGGTAAGACTAAACAACCGGTAATACTCATACCGGATCAAGATAATCTTCCCAATCTTGTACTATATGTTACTCCACCTCCTCCTCCAGCAGAAGTTCATGGTGGTGGTAAGAAGTGGAGATGGTTAGAGGGTATAGAACAGATTGCAGAGGGACATAAAGTCCATTCTGAAGATATTAAGAAAGCTGCTGCTGTGCTTTCTAGCCTCGGCGGTCAAGCCAGGGCCAAATCCCTAACCAGCAAGCAAAGATCTGCTATAGCTTCAAAAGCAGCAAGCATACGGTGGAAATAGAATGAAACCAGCAAGCATCAGTAAACATGCTAAAACATTAGGAAAATTAGGTGGCAGGCCGAAAAAAGAAATCAGACCTACAAAAGACCCGAGACGATCGGCGTAAGCTAGCTGAAAGCTCCCTAGAAGAGTTCATCAAATTAGTTCATCCTAAAAGATTGCTCGGTAATATCCATCGTGAGGTTATATCTTGGTGGACTTCTGATGGAAGTAGATCTCATCAATTACTACTCTTGCCAAGAGACCACATGAAGAGTGCTCTAGTCGCTTATCGTGTAGCATGGGAACTTACTAAAGATCCCACGCTTCGGGTTCTCTATATTTCATCTACTTCTAACTTAGCTACTAAGCAATTGAAGTTTATTAAAGATATATTCACAGATGATGTATATCGCCTCTATTGGCCTGATATGGTCGTACCAGAAGAAGCTAAACGTGAGAAGTGGACTGAGAGAGAAATATCACTAGACCATCCTAAGAGGAAGGAAGAATCGATACGTGATCCATCTATATTCACCGCTGGGCTTACTTCTAACATTGTTGGCATGCATTGCGATATCGCTGTGCTTGACGATGTTGTTGTCCAGAGCAATGCGTACCTCGAAGAAGGACGACAAAAAGTAATAGATCAATATTCTTATCTATCTTCTATTGAAACTGTCAATGCGCGTGAATGGGTAGTTGGTACTAGGTATCATCCTAAAGATTTATACTCAAGTCTATTAGAAATGGAAATAGATGAATACGATGACGAAGGAAACAAAGAAGCTTCCGTTTCGCTTTTTGAAAGCAAAGAATATCCAGTCGAAACCGCCGGAGATGGTTCCGGACAATTTCTCTGGCCTAGACAACGTAGATCCGATGGTAAATGGTTTGGCTTCGACCCGGATATTCTTGCGACTAAAAGAGCTCAATACCTTAACAAAATTCACTTTAGAGCCCAGTACTACAACGACCCACACGACGTGGATAATTCCCCCATCCAACGAGACTTGTTCCAGTACTACGATCAAAACTATCTCACCAAAAGAGACCACCACTGGTTCTTCAAACGAGAACGTCTTAACATCTGTGCCTCTGTCGACTTCGCCTACTCTACTGGAAAGAAGGCTGACTTCACTTCTATTGTGGTCCTTGGTGCTGACGGTCTTAACAATTACTATATTCTTGAAATAGATCGCTTTAAAACAGATCGGGTATCTGAATATTTTAACCATATCTTAAAACTATATGACAAATGGGGCTTCAGAAAGATTCGTTGTGAAGTAAGCGTAGCTCAGAAAGTTATAGTCGAAGATCTAAAGGAGAATTACATCCGTAAGAATGGTTTATCCTTATCTGTAGATGAGTTTAGACCTTCACGGTGGACAGGTTCTAAGGAAGAACGTATCTTCTCTATATTAGAACCTAGATATGCTAATAGACAGATATGGCACTATTCCAGCGGTAATTGCCAGGTTTTAGAAGAAGAATTAATTTACAGCAATCCAGCGCATGACGATGTTAAGGATGCCTTAGCTTCTGCGATAGATTTTGCAGTACCACCTCTGGATTATTATAGAATGCGAAAGAACAAAGAACCTGAATATATCTTTAACTCCCGTTGGGGAGGAGTAGCATGACTGGTAAAGTCATGGCTCTGGAGAATATCATTTCTCCGGATTTACTTGCTACTAGACTTACAGAACGATGGATACAATGGGATACTCTCCGACAAGTCGCTAAGAATGATTGGGAAGAGGTTAGACGTTATGTATATGCCACAGATACTACCCAGACTTCCAACTCTTCATTGCCCTGGAAGAATAAGACTACAGTTCCTAAACTCTGCCAAATCAGAGATAACTTGTTCGCGAACTACATCGCCACGTTATTCCCCAAGCGTAAATGGCTTGAATGGGAACCTGAGAATCAAGCTTCCGTTGAAAAGCGAGACTCAATTGTAAACTATATGACTTGGACTATTGAACAACCAACGTTCAAATCTGAAATGGAAAAGATCATACAAGATTACATAGACTTCGGTAATTGCTTTGCAACAGTAGAATGGGTGGATCAAAGAGTAGAACAAATAGATAAAACCCAGGCCGGCTATGTCGGTCCCGCAGTTCGTCGTATTAGTCCTTTGGACATAGTTTTTAATCCAACAGCAGAAAATTTCATTCAATCTCCAAAGATGATTCGTTCTCTAATTTCTATGGGTGAATTGAAAGATTTAATGGAACGTTTATCTAATGATGAGAATCAGGAAGATTACGAGAAACTCTTTATATACTTAAAAGAAATTAGATTCCATGCTAGGCAATTTCAAGGAGACTGGATCCAGAAGGATCGTCTCTATGCCATGGATGGCTTCACTAATTTCAGAGCTTACCTATTATCTGACTTCGTTGAAGTACTAACTTTCTACGGGGATTGGTACGATCCTTATACAGATACCTTTGAAAAGAATCGTGTTATTACGATTGTAGATCGTCATAAATTGATCAATAACAAATCTAATCCGTCTTTCTTTGGCTATCCTCCAATCGTTCATTCTCCGTGGAGACGCAAACAAGATAATCTATGGGGCATGGGTCCTTTAGCTAATCTTGTTGGTATGCAATATCGTGTAGATCATATAGAGAATATGGCTGCAGATATCTGGGATTTATCGACTTATCCTGTCCAAAAGGTTAAAGGCTTCGTAGAAGAGTATGTCTGGCAGCCAGGTGAAAAGATCTTTGTCTCAGATGAAGGAGATGTAGAACTAGTTCAACCTGATGTTCAGATCTTACAAGCTGACATGAAGATTGAGAAACTGACTACTCAGATGGAAGAAATGGCGGGAGCTCCCAGAGAGGCTATGGGCATTCGGTCTCCGGGTGAAAAGACAAAGTACGAAGTACAACGTCTAGAGAATGCCAGTTCCCGGCTATTTCAGAATAAAATCAATCAATTCTCTGAACAAGTCTTAGAGATGTTGCTTAATTACATGTTAGAATTAGCACGTAGAAATCTATCTGGAGCTCTTACAATAAGAGTATTTGATAATGACCTCAATGCTACAACCTTCCAAACTCTCACTGTTGATGACATTACAGGAGTTGGAAGGATTAAGCCAATTGGTGCTCGACATTTTGCTGAACAAGCAGAACTTGTCCAAAATCTTACTGCTCTCACCGGGTCCGGTCTCTGGCCCACAGTCCAGCCTCATTTCAGTGGAATAGTATTAGCAAAGATACTTGAAACAGTGTTCGATCTAAAAGATTATGCAGCGGTTACTCCATTCATATCTTTGGCAGAACAGGCTGATGGTCAAAGAATGATCCAATCTCTGCAAGAACAACTACATCAAGAAGCTGGTACAGCTACAGGAATAGGACAAGATTACGATGTCCATCCTCAGACTGGACAGTATGCCCCTCCACCGCCTCCCCCTCAACCTGGGTTTGGGTTGAAGCGTAATCCTCCTGCTAACGCAACTCCTGCAGGAACATTAGGAACACAATAATGGCCGATCACAAAGCTTATATGCATCCATCCTTCCCTTCTAGTCAAGATAATGCGCATACTCCTCATTTGAAACATTTACATAACGTCACTCATGAAGATCCTAATTTAGCTGGATATGGCGGTAGTGGTGCAGGTGATGGTGCTAAGGAAAGTATTAATAAAGGCACTATCTAATAGGAGATAATTATTAAATGTCTGCTCAAGAAATACTAGGTATTGTAACTACAATCATGGTATTTGCAGCAGCCTTGGCTTTAATAGGTTGGATATTCGTTATACTTCTTAAGGATCGTTTATGATTACTGCTTGGACCAAGCATTTAAAGACTGAGGAAGATAAGGAAAAATTTACTAGAAGTTTAAAAGCCTCTCGATATATTTTAGATCGATTGCAAGAACTTTTAGATGAAGAGAAAGCCGGCCTCGATGCCGCAGAGATAAGTCCTAAGATATATGAGACACCTAATTGGGACTATAAGCAAGCTCATAACAATGGTTTTAGAGCTGCTTTGAAGATGGTGTCTAAACTAATAACCTTCGACCAGGAGAAGAAACATGGCTGACAGCCTATTAGATGTTGAACCGGTGATCCCGGATAATACTAACGAACGTGAGGTTATACTCAATAAATGGAAAGACAAATCCAAGGAAGAGATCCTCGCAGCAAAGATAGAATCTGATCTTTTCATTAAGACACAAAATGCCCGCTTTGACAATATCCGGGAAGACTATCTTAAGTTAAGAGAAGAAGCTACTACGACGGCCTCGTTGAAAGAATTAATAGCTCGACAAGAGAAACTTCTTGCCAACCCGGACAAACCCGTAATCACCCAAACGGAAGAAACCAAGCCATCGATTAAGCCTGAAGATATTGACTCCATTCTGGAACAGAAGCTCACTCAACGTGAGAAGCTGACTAAACAGACTGAAAACTTCAATATAATTAAGGCAAAGCTTAAAGAACACTTTGGAGATAAAGCTTCAGAAGTTCTTAAGCAACGTATGGATACACTAGGCTTAGATCAAGCTTTTACCGACGATCTGGCTAAGACTCATCCCAATGTCTTTCTAAAGACCTTTGGATTAGATGAAGCCCGTCAATCTACTGATATTGCTCCACCCCGTTCAAGCCAGCGACAAAACCAGTTCGCACCAACGGTTCAGAAACGAGATTGGAATTATTATCAAGAGTTAAATAAAAGAGATCCCCGAGCCTATCTGGATCCTAAAATCGCTATTCAAATGCATAACGATGCCATCGAATTAGGTGCTGCATTCGGTATGCCTGAGAATTAATTTAATCTAAGGAGACTTCATTATGGCTGGTTTTAACGACGCCAATAATCAATATCTCATTAGAAGTCAACTTTGGTCACGTCAGATCAAGGAACTTCTACTTGATGAATTGAATGCTATGAAGTTTGTCAAGATTATCCAAGACTTCCCCGATGGCTATACAATCAACATTCCGTCTATTGGTGAAGCAGAAACGCTAGATTTCACAGAAAATCAAGCGGTCAAGTACAACGCAATGGATACTGGTAACTTCCAGTTCTCATTTGATCAGTACAAGTATTCTGCTCATGCAATCAGCGAAAAGTTCAAGAGAGATAGCTTTTACCAAGCCGACGTTATCGCTGCATTCGTGCCGCGTCAACATCGTGCCTTGATGGAAGCAGTGGAGACTCGCATTTTCGCTCAAGCGAACAATGGACAAACTGCTGGCAATCCCAACATCATCAATCTCGCCGACCACCGTTGGGTGGCAGGCGGCACAGGTCAGTCAATCACATTGCCTGACTTCGCTCGTGCACAATATGCATTATTCAAGGCTAACGTGCCTTTGGTTAATCTATGTGCCGTGATTGATCCTTCAGTTGCATATACACTACAAACTCAAACAAATCTCGTGAATTTACTCTCTCCCATGCAAATGTGGGGCGATGTAACTCGCGATGGCATTATGACGGGCTTCAAATTCCGTTTTAATGTCTATGGGTTTGATATTTACGTTTCTAATTATCTTCCTCCCATTGCATCAGAAACGATCAATGGCGTTGCGGTAACTGGCGGCGTAACTAACTATTTCTTCTCTGCGACTCCGGGTGACACTACACCTTGGATTGGTGGCTTCAGACAGATGCCCACAGTCTACAGTGAGTTTAACAAGGACTTACAGCAAGAAGAATACCTCACCATTGCTGAGTATGGTTTCAAGCTTTATCGGCCTGAAAACATGGTTACAGTAATTACCGCCACCAGTGCAGTTCCAAGTTAAGGAGATATGAAATGGTAGCAGGTTTTTGGCTTAACCAAGATGGACTTCCGCTACAGTTTGGTACGCAGAAGGCTATCGAAGAAGTCGGAGGCGATTATCTCGTCTACGGCGAAACTCGCGAGATTGAACAACTTATTCCGTTAGTACCCATGGCTATTGGCTCTGGCACTACTATTCAGGTTCCTGCCCCACCGACATCGTTCGTTGGTACAGGCTTCCCGATTGCGGCAGGTATTCAATCTTTAACTGACATTGTTCCCTTACAAATTACTCCGGTGACTACGGTCTCTGGTGGTATCCTAAATTTCACAACCATGCAGCTCTTTTTTGAGTCTGTGGAAGTTGAGACAATTATAGGTGCTACTGGTGGTACGAGTCTCTCAGTAGGACTTGCGGCTGTTAGCCCAGGTACTCCGTCAAGTACATTTGTACAGGTAACACCCAACGCGGGTACGCAATTACTTAATGCGTTCCCAATTGCTCGTATGACTACTTCAGGTCAGAGAACAACTTATACTATTCCCGGCGCAACTACCGGTTTAGCATGGGATGCTTCTGGTACTGCGGTGGCAGGCAGTAATGCTACATGGTTGGGATCTGTTCCTCTAGTGACTAACGCACTTACACCCCTTCCTTCGAAGGCGTATATTTCGGCGATCGCTACAGGTGCATTCACCAACGGATTGATAAAGCTACGTGTTAGATACACGATGTATGGTTCTATCAGTCAATAATTAATGTGGTTCTGGGGACTACGGTCCCCAGTATCATAGAAAGGAAATAAAATATGGCTCTTAATGTCGCTCAACAAGTTGACATGGCAGGCGATGACGAAGTAGTCACTAATGAGCGGACGAGGGCTACTCGCGTTCCCATCACGCTCATTGGCACTGTTGGTCTAGGTTCTGCATATACTACTAATCCACAAGGAACTAATTGGATTGCTGGATTTGGTCCCCCTAGGAGTGGAACATCTGCAACTAACTTTATTGCTTTATCCGCGGATCTTTTAACAGGTATTATTACTTGGAAGAATTCTAATACTGCTACAAGTAATATGACTCTTGATAGTGCTGCTAATATGGTAGCCACTGTCAATAATATAAGTTCTGGGGCTCAGGTAGGAGATTATATCTCTTGTCTAGTAATCAATAGTACAGGTTCTGGTGCTGGTGGTACAATCACCATCGTCAATGGTTCTGGTGGAACTTTCGATGCAAATCAAACAGCTCCGGTAATTGCGGTAGGTACTTCTAGATATTTATTTATCAGACTTACTAATGTAACTCCTGGCTCTGAAGCATATGTATTGTTTACATAATGGCAAATAAAATCACGTTAACTGATCTGGTTAACTTAACAAATCAAACTACTGCGGTTAACGCGATCAATACTAATAACGAGATCATAGAACTCGGTATTGACAATACTTTGTCTAGAGATGGCACTCAACCTAATACTATGGGTGCCAATCTGGATATGAATAATAATCAGATACTTAATTTACCATCCCCCGCTACTATGAATTCTCCTGCAAGGTTAATAGATGTGGCAAACAATCCTACAATTACTGTCCCTCCTATAGGAACATCAGGAGGTACTGTTCCTCTTTTAAATGCTAATAATACATTTTCAGGTAATAATACTTTTAGCGGTAGTAATACTTTTAGTGGTACAGTTTCCTTACCTTCTATTGCCTTTACTCAAACAGGTACCGGAGCTGTAGCTACTACTATTAATGCTAAATTACAAGGTGATTATTATAGTGTAATTGATTTTGGGGCTGATCCAACAGGAATTGCAGATTCTACTGTTGCTTTTCAGAATTGTATAAATCAAGCTCAAATTGCAGTAGGAATAGTCCATATTCCTGGAGGCAATTATAATATATCCAGTACTTTGAATATTACAGATAGAATAACTATTCGTGGTGTTGGTTATGAAGGAGATAATGGTTTCATCTACGGTTTTAATGGAGTTCCTGCTGCATTACCTACTAAGACTACTGGGTGGAAAGGTAGTACTCTTGTAATGAGTAATGTACCTGCAATTAACTTTCAAACAAATAAATCAGTTACCCTAGAAAGTTTCGAAGTATTTTATCCAGTTCCGCCTACTTCAGGTACGGTGGGCATTTCTATGAATGCTGCGGCAGCTAATAACGGGACCAATACCTTCAGTGTTCTACGCGATCTTTGTATAACAGGAGCAGATATAGCTATTAAAGCTACTAACTGCATGCAGTTTACAATGGATAATATTATTTTTCTGGATTCTAAGAATTTAGGACTTAGTTTACAAGCAGGAAGTTCTGTAAACTTTACTGGATCTGTGAACTCGGCTAGTTTCGGGGATTCGATTATTCATAATTGCAATTTTTTTAATTGCGCTGGTCCCTACCATATAGTCATGAATAATGGAGGAGGATATCGTATCTGTAATAATGTATTCGGTATTTCACAAACTGCTGGCATCTTAATATCACCTCAGGCTTATACTGATCCCGTCACAGGTAGTCATGCATTCTTTATGGAACCTTTAATTATTACTGGAAATACAATAGAAGGTTCTCCAATAGGTATTTCTTTCAATCCTGCTCCTACTACTCAGGGTCAATGCGATCAAGTAGTTATATCAGGCAATCAGCTTTTTGCCACCACAGCTTGCATTCAATTTGCCACGGGAATTATTAATCCCATTTGGGTTAGTAATGTAAATATAACTGGTAATACACTATTATATGGAAGTTCTTTATCACAATATGGTATTATATTCGGAGGTGTTGCAAGCGCTACGATATCAGGAAATTCTATCGCAAGTGGTATAGCAGGAAATGCAGCCTTCTTCTTTCCCAGTACTACTTATTCAACCGTAAATAATATTAGAACATCTGGTAATGTAGATAATCTTTCAACCCCTTCCCTCCCAACTCTAGTTACTCCGACCGTACCTACAAGCGGAAATGCGATTACAAATAATAATCCATTTCCAGTGGTTGTTTATGCATCAAGTTCAGCTATAACTCAATATCAAGTAAATAGTATTCCCATCGCAATCACTAATGGTTTTAGTACAACCGTTAGACCGGGGGATACTATTTCAATGACCTATACATCTACACCAGCATGGGCTTGGTATGCTCTTAATCCATAAGGTATTTTATGTCTAAGATAACTCTCCCTAATGTAGCTGATCTTACTCAACCTGTAACAGCTGCTACTACAATAAATAATAATTCTGCTACCATCCAAACTGCATTTGATAATACTTTGTCTAGAGATGGAACGCAGCCCAATACTATGAATTCTAATTTAGATCTGAATGGCAATCAGATTTTAAATCTACCATCTCCGGCTACTACTAATTCCCCCCTTAGATTACAAGATTTAAATACTTTTATTGGAGGAGGTTCTATTGTAGTTCCTGTGGTAAATGCTGGAACAAATATTGCATTAACTGGATCTAATCCAGTTACAGTATCTACTACAACTACTCCAACATTTACAAATCTTACAATAGGAGCTACTACTGAAACTTTTCCTGCAAGTGGTATTTTAGTAGGTACGACAGATACTCAAACTCTTACTAATAAAACTCTTACTTCTCCCACTTTAGTAACACCTAATTTAGATACACCTTCACTAGCTATTTTAACTAATGCCACTGGACTTCCGATCAGTGGGGTTACTGGGCTTGGGACAGGGGTATCTACATTTTTAGCAACTCCGTCTTCATCTAATCTTCTACTAGCCTTGACAACTAAAACAGGAACTGGTAACGCTACATTTGCAACTGCACCTACTTTAATTGCTCCTGTTCTTGGATCAGCTACAGCTACTTCCATAAATGCGAGTACTATTTCACCAGGACATTATAGCGGTGAACCAAGTACTGGCTCAGCATTATCCGGTGAAATTGGCGAATATATTTCATCTAATATATCCGCAGGATCGGCTATATCCTTAACAACGGCGACAGCAACTAATATAACTACTATCTCCCTTACAGCAGGAGATTGGGATATAGAAGCAAATCTATTATTTCAAGGAGCAGCAACGACTAATGTAACTCTTTATGCAGGAAGTCTTTCACTTACTTCCAGTACATTAGATTTTTCTAATGATCGTTTTGATGAATTAGCGTATTCTAGCTCAGGTATTGTTTTGGGATCAGCCCCTACTCAAAACATTCATTTAGGACGAGCTAGATTTAGTCTATCTACAACTACTACTATATATTTAGTAGCTTTCTGTAATTTCACAGTAAGTACTGAAGCTGCTTTTGGTATTCTACGGGCTAGAAGGGAACGGTAATGAAAGATAATTATAATAACTGTTTAATGAGAGTTTTAAAAGAAGAAGGAGGTTATGGAGATGATCCGAGTGACAGTGGTGGTCCTACTAATTTTGGCGTCACTTTGGGCGATTATCGCAGGTACATTGACTCTAGTGGATCTGCTATAGATGTAAAGAACATGACTAAAGCTCAAGCTAAGATTATTTATAAAACTAGATATTGGGATGCTTTGGGTTGTGATGATCTTCCATCTGGTGTAGATTATACTTGCTTTGACTATGGAGTTAATAGTGGTCTACAACGTCCTAGGAAGGCTCTACAGAAGTTTAAATTACTTAAAGATACTAAACTAATAGACGCTATCAATGACGAACGTACGGTCTTCCTAAAGTCTATTGCAGGGGGCAAGAATGCGAAGTTTCTTAGAGGTTGGTTGTCTCGGGTATCTCGTGTGCGTGCTTATAGTAAGTTTCTGTCTGATAATGCTACCAAGGATAATACAACAGGGCCTGCAGTAGGCGCAGGGACAGTAGCCATAGCGGTTGGGTCTACCAGTTACTTCCATACCCATCAAACTGCCATCATCATTGGCTCTATAGTATTGGCGATAATTGTGGGTGCTATAATCCATCTCTATAAAAATAAAGGAAAATTTTAATGGCTAATCTAGCCCAAGCAGCAACTCATACTGTCCAACATGTTTATCATTCAATCCCCACAGGAGTTTCTTATATGACTGCAATTATTTCTTCCGTCGTTGCCTTACTAGTTGGTGGCGGACTCGGCTGGTGGTTTGGCCCTAAGGCAACTGCTACTGTTACAGCTGATATTGCTACAGCTAAGGCTGCGGTGACCAGTGCTATCCCAGCCCTTTAAAACTATATGGTATAAGAGTTGGACTAAATTCTTAGGTTATACTCAAACTACTATAGGTGCAACTCTCTTTGCTTTAGGTGAATTGCATAGTTATATCTCAGATCCTACTTTTAAAAGTTATTTAGGTGAGCTTGATATTCCTAAGGAAATTACTATTGGCTTAGCTATTCTAGGTATTATAACTTGGTTAGCACATGGAAGAGAAAAGGATTAAATGTTCTGGATTCCAATAATAGGGCCAATAATACAGGGGATCGTTTCTATATTTGTCAAGGCTAAAGATGTTCAACTTGGCATACATCAAGCTAATGTAGATTTAGATAAGTCTATTGTTCAGGGTAGTACCACCGTTACTACTGCTTTCCACGATGATCTAGGAGTAAGATTGGCTAGAGATCTAATTTTATTCCCTGTTGCTGTTTGGATGGGTTTTGTAACTTGGAATAACATCGTAGTTTACAGGCATCCTGAATTGGTTTGGACGGTGGCTGCTTATCCACCCTCTCTTGTTGAACTACCTTATGCAGTCATGGTATTTCTATTTGGTATTACTGCAATGAGTATTTGGAGACGCTAATAAATGTCCATGACTTTACTTGATATGACTCAGAATGTTCTGAGTTCTTTATCCTCAGATGAAGTTAATAGTATTGGGGATAATGTCGAATCTCAACAGATAGCTCTTATATTAAAGAATAAATACTATGATATTGTTAATCGTACTGAATTACCCGAGCATAGTCAATTAATTCAATTAGAACCTTCTCTCAGCGCTATAACTCCAGTAGAGATGTTAGTTCCTGATGATGTAACTGGTATTAAATGGATTAAATATTTTAATACTAATATATTTAATAATGTTAATACTACCACAGCTACACATGGTGTTAACGTAGATATTAAACCGACTATTCTATGGTCCACTACATCTTCCACCACTAATACAATTGGACTAGGTTCATTAACATTTATAGTATCTTCTGCTGCATTATCTATTAAGGTTGGGCAACAAGCTACGGCTACTTCGGGAAGTAATAGTGTAACAGGTAATGTAACTTCCTATTCAAGTACTACTCTAGTAATAAATATAACTTCAAAACAAGGATCAGGTACTTTTAATTCTTGGATTATCAATGCCATTTCAACTAATAACCAAGCTGTTCCCGGTTATCAGTATGTTACTATTCTTCCGATAGATCAATTCATAGATCGTGTTAATACCTTTAATCCCTCTGAGATTAATGTAAGAAGTTTTCAATTTACTAATAATATTAATGGTTTTCCCGGTAATTATACCTTCTATTATAAGACAGATAGGCAACCGTCCTATTGTTGTATTCTAAGTAACTTCAACGTCATTTTTGATGCTTTTGATAATACTCAGGACTCAACTCTTCAAGCTAATAAGACTATGTGTTGGGCTAGAGTATTTCCTAAATGGCAAATGGTAGATAGTTTCATTCCTAATTTAGATGATGAGCAATTTACTCTTCTCTTGAATGAAGCTAAGGCCTTAGCATATTTTGAATTAAAACAATCTATTCACCCTAAAGCTGAACAGGAAATTAAACGCGGGTGGAGTACAGTGCAAAAAAATAAGGCGGTAGTTAATAGACCGACTTATTTTAATGAGCTAGCTGATTATGGTAGACGCGGCGGTATGGTTACAAGTAGGGCTAGTCAATTTAAATTAAGAGGATGGGATTCTTCCAATGGCTGAAATTCAATATTTGCCAGATACTACTAAGATGAGAGCTAAAGATAGAGAACTTGTTCTAGATGTAATAGATAAAACTGTTAAAGGTGCCACAGGATTAATGGATACTAAACTCTTTACCGGCGGTAATAAATTATTTGCCAAGATGGAGCCAGACACCTGTTTCTGGTATTTCCAATATGAGAATGGGATATTGCCACAATCTCTGAAAGCTAAGTTCACCAGTTTCCCATCCTTGAAAAAATACGCCGATACTTATTTCAAAACTAGAAATATAGCAATTAAGGAAGTAGTGGATTAATTGCCTCAACAAGTTCTAAATAGTGTTGAAAATAACTTCACCAAAGGATTATTAACTGAATTCACTGGGTTAAACTTCCCGGAGAATGCAGCCACTAGTACTTCTAATTGTGTTTATACTCTGGTGGGCGATGTTATTAGACGTGCAGGATTTGATTACGAGGCTAATTTTCAATATAGTATCATTAATAGATCGGACTCTGCCATTAATACTTATAAGTGGAATAATGTAGGCGGTGATGGTTTAACTCAATTAGTAGTTGTTCAAATAGGAACTTTTCTTCTATTTTATAAAAGTAGTTCTGCTACTGTATCCCTCCCGCTTTCTAAACAACCAGTATCTTCTTTTATTAACGTAACATCATTTGTTGCTAATGGAGGAGTATTTGATGCAGCTAAAGAGTGTCAATTCTCTGATGGCAATGGTTATCTATTTGTTTATCATCCTAGTTGTGATCCATTTTACTGCACATATACTTCAGGAGTAATTGGTGGTAATAAGATAAATGTTCAGGTCAGAGATTTTAACGGTATTCCAGAGACTGTTGGAATAACGACGAGACCTAATGTATTAACTAATGAACATAATTATAATTTAACTAATCAAGGATGGACCTCAGGTGGTGCTTGGAGTTTTTCTTCAACTACTTCAACCTCAGTAGTTCATTCTTCGATAACTTTTGCAGTCTCTTCTACTGCGGGAGTAACTGGGGGTGATACGGTCAACATATATTGTACAGATCCTCTTCAATTTTTTTATAATCCTCCTCCTGCTGGATCTCCTGCTATGTCAGGAACTGTATCTAGTTTTGTGGCTAATGTTTCAATAACGGTAACTATTACATATGCTTATGGAGGAACCTTTGCTTTAGGTACTTTTGCTAAGTGGCAATTAACACAGACAAATCAAGGTCATATATCAACCTGGCATACTGCAGTAGGAAATTATCCAAGTAATGCAGATGTGTGGTGGTACTTTAAAGATACTGCCAATGTCTTTAATCCAACCACAACTGCAGCCAATGTAACTTTATCTACATCTAATGCTCCGCAAGGACATTACATCCTCAATGCTTTTAATCAGCAGAGAGGACTTGTGAGTGGTACATCTAATATAACTGACATTGTTACTACAGTTCGTCCACGGACTGGATGTTGGTTTCAAGGACGTGTTTGGTATACCGGAGTAGATGCTCAACAACCACCTCTCGGGGATGAACCTTATTACACTTGGACAGAGAGTATATACTTTTCTAAAATAGTCCAAACTTCAAATGATTTTGGTTTATGTTATCAAGATAATGATCCTACTTCACAGACTCTATTTAATCTATTACCCTCAGATGGAGGTGTAATTCAAATACAAGGCAGCGGAAGTATTTATAAACTTTTTCCACTCCTGAATGCTTTACTTGTCTTTGCAGCTAATGGTGTTTGGTATATATCCGGAAGCGCTGGGATTGGTTTTGCTGCTGATGATTATTCAATAGTTAAACTCTCAGCAGTTCGTAGTATATCTAGTACATCTTTCGTAGATATTAACGGTCTTCCTATGTTTTGGAATGAAGAGGGTATCTATCAAGTAGAGCCTGCTAAACAAGGAACAAGTCTTCTTAATAGTCCTTTGCACGTCAATCCTCTTGAAGTTATTCCACTTACAGTCGGAACAATACAAACATTCTATGATGACATTCCCTTACAAAGTAAGAAGTATGTTCGAGGAGTCTATGATCCTATTAATTACATTGTGCAATGGATTTATAAAAGTAATAATGAAGTAAGTGTAACAGATAGATATACATATGACAGTGTATTAAATTTCAATAATCATAATAAAGCTTTCTATCCTTATTCCTTTGATATAACAACAAATAATCCGCCCACTATAAATGGTATTATTTATGTTCAAAGCCCTGGTGGATTGAATACCCCTTCCTCTGTAATTAAATATGTAACTTCTACATTCACTGGCATTACATTTGCAGAAGAAAAAGATTTTACATATGTAGATTGGGCAAGTGCCAATGTATCTAATAACTTTGTCAGTACATTTACCACTGGTTATAAATTACATGGACAAGCTGAACGACGTTTCCAAATCCCCTATGTTTATTTGTATTCCAGAACAAATGGATTACCTGTTGCATATTACATACAAAGTCTATGGGACTATGCATTGAATCCTAATTCCGGGAGATGGAGTATCCAGCAGTACGTAAATATTAATAGTACTAACTATGGAATGATCTTTAAAAGACATAGACTTAGAGGGTGGGGTTTAGTATTGCAACTTAAAATAACATCAGTAGATAAACAACCATTTGATTTAATGGGTTGGTCTCTCTATGAAACAGTTAATCAGGGGCCATAATGGATCCAATATCAATAGGTTTGGGTATAGCTGGTTTAGGAATGCAGATTTTTGGAGGTCTCGGCGCAGCCAATGTAGCTAAACAGACTGCACAAGTTAGTGCAGGAATTGCTGCGGATGAAATGCAGATCAATGCGCAAAAGCAACAACAGATGCAATTAGAAGCTTCACGGGCTCAACTACAGAATCTTCGTAATGTTCAGCAAGCTAGAGCTAAGGGATTAGAAGTAGCTACTGCTGGCGGAGCTCAGTTCGGATCAGGATTGGCAGGTGCGCAAGCTGCTGCTTCAGATCAAGGTGGAGTTAATGCCTTAGGCATTAGTCAGAACTTACAGATTGGTCAAAATATCTTTGGTCTAAATAATGATGTTAGCGGTAAGAAAATTCAATTAGCTGGTCTAGGAGGTCAAGCTGCTACTGATCAAGGTATAGCCTCTCTCGGTGGTGCAACCCTTAGGGCAGGTCCAATTATCGGATCCTTTGCTAGGAATATAGGGGCAGGATTCGGATCTAATCCGGGAGGTCCATACGTTTAATGGCCCAATCATTACCCATTCCAGATGAGAATGAGGGACAAGAGGGAATAAGTTTCTCTCAACCTGCTCAGTTGGATCAACCTCAGGAGTTAGTTTCACCTCAAGATCAAGGTGTAGTAATAGGACTTCCAGGTAAGGCTGATGATGGTTTACCTCAACCAACTCTTCCGGGACCTAATACCGCTTCTCCTAATCCTTCTGAAGCTACGGTAGATAAAAGAACATTTAAGATTAATTATGGTGGTCTGGCTGATCTATTAGGCATGGATGAGAATGGCGTTAGATCTTCCATAGCCGCGGGACAAGAAGACTGGATACGTAGGGAAGCTGCTGCTAAGATAGATTATAATAGAGCTATGACACAGCAGCAGAAGATTATACAAGCTTCTGTTAGTAAAGGCGGTCCATTAGATCCTAATGAAGTTAAACAAATCTTAGATCCTTTCGCTCCAGTTAATCATGCTGCTGATCCTAATGAAGTAATTGAAAGAGCTTATGCAACTAGTTATGTGAGTGCTGCTAATACAGCTGCTAGTTATATGCCAGATAACTTTCTGGATAAAGCTAAAGGAGAGATCCCGGATCAAGTAGATGACAATGTATCTAAGACTAGTACTCTTGCAGCCATGCGTGAATTCGTTCATACAAAGGCTGAGAACTTACAGGATGAAATAGATAAACAAGGTTGGATTGGTTGGACTACGGATCAATTAGCTCTAATAGCACAACCCTACTCTGAATATAAACTTAGAGGTCTGATGCAGGAGGTGGGTAAACTCTCTGGTGGTGTCTTACTAGGAACTAACTTAGAGAGTACAGTGGATGCTTTGATGGCTTTACCTGGACCTCAGTTTAGATCCGAGGTTACTAGAATATTAGATGGATTGAGTAATAATCCTACCCTGGCTCTGATGTTTGCTCAGACTATTCTAGGTTCTACAACCTCAGATAAGTATTTAAATAATATCTATACTGTACTAGCTCCATTGGATATTGCTACCGGTGTTAATGTAACTAAGAAGCTATTAACTAAAGTTAATCTATTAAACAATACTCGTAGAGGTTATCGCGATATAGCTAAGTCTCTAGAAGTAGAACATCCTACTCAAGCTACTATAGCTGAGAATGTAGGTAATACAGATAGATCTGCTATTCTTACCGTAGCTGATAATATAATTAAAGGTAATGATGGAACTCTAAATCCTACTAAGATTGGTAGGGAAGCCTTGATGACTGGGTTCAGACAAGATGCTGAACTGCTAGCTAATAATACAGGCAGCTTCTCTCGTGAAGCTGTAGTTAGAATACAAGATGGTATTATTCGTGGAGGAGAAACTCTACTCAACGAAGCCGAGGCTATGTCTAAGGTTCAACGTACTCCACTTGCTCTGACTGTACCTGAGAATGTAGAAGCCCTAAAGAATAAGATTGCCGCTGACTATAGAGGGCCTAAAAATACTTTATTAGATGTAGGTGATCCTATTCCTAATAAGATTACCAATACCCATGAATGGCCTATTAGGTATGGTAATTACGATGGGGGTCTATTCTCTTCTGCAGAGCTAGCCAATAATTTTGCTAGACAAGAACTTAAACTAGCACCCACAGCCTACAAATTAGGTCAAGCTGAAGGTAAGGTAAAGAATGAAGCTATCTTCCCTACTGCCGCTATTAAGCAAAGAGGTATTGGTTTTTACGTAGAGAGAACTATTCCATTTAATGAAGGAGATCCTCTGGTCAAGAATCTTATGATCAGAGATGTAGCAGGTAATATAATTCCGGATGCTGTAGGTACTTCTAGTGCCTCTGGTTTCGAGAATATTAGAAATGGTATCTTCGGTTGGGTACGGGGGGCTAATCAAACTCTATCTAAGAATGAAATGATGCAGCGTAATGCTGCCACCTTCTCTACTTCAGGTTTACGTAATTGGGCTAAGCAAGAAGGACAATCTCTAGTCGATATTGCTAGGGGTGTAGTGCGTAATGACGAAGTAGCTGGAGAGCCTATTCCTTGGTATCGGAGTGCTCCTAGATCTATTACAGGTAAGCTTACTAAAGATGAAGTAAAGGAACAATTCACTAGAACATTAAAGTATGCCCAGGATGCCCCTGATCCTCATAATAATGGAGAACCTGGTTATTTCTTTAAGACATTAGGTGAACTAGAGAATCATTATCTAATAAACTTTGATCGTCCTCCTAGCTTCAATGAAGCTAATGCTTACTTCTCCTTCGTCAAGATGGTAGAGGCTGAGCGTGTATTGATGGAGATCTCCGAATATAAGTATCGCAGTCGTCTAGGTGTAGAACAACATCAGTTCTGGTTTGATGGTCCTAATAATACTAAGATAAATTCTGGCTTCGTAGATGGTGTAGATCGTAAGTCTCTCCCCGGTGGTAGTGAAAATATACTAGTACTAGGAGATAAGGCTGGGGATGAGCGTATATATAGAACTGATGCTTTACCTACTAAACTTAGAGAGAAGTTATCAGATCAAGTCAGCAAAGGTCAAGGTAGAGTAATTCAAGTCTATGCTTCAGGACAACGTCCTTTAGCAAACTTCAGTAAGATTGCAGGTAATGAACGTGTTGTCTATGTCTTCGCTAATAATATTGAAACTAAAGAGTTGGGGTATGAACATGTCAATCGTCGTGCCGGTGGCCATTTTGATTTTGATTATGATCATGCTATTAAACAACCTATTATAACTCCAACTCAACCGGGTAGCGTAGCTTCAGATAAACGTGGTGCTAAGGTAGAACATCTCTACGAGGGGGATCGTACCTTTGCACTAGCAGACAATAGAGCGCAAGGCAGAGACTTCGCTCGTAGGATGAATGATGTCGTAGCGTTGATGGATGCTCGTAAAATGGATGAAGCTAAGGCTAAATTCCTAGAGCATGAACTTCCTATGGAGTGGGATCATTTTAAAGGATTTTTCGAAGCTACTAAAGATGAGAATGGAAAAACTGTACTACCTCGTTACTCCACTAAAGAGAAGTTTGAAGTAGTTCCTAAAGGAATGCAGATAGCTGATCTACCTGTAGGTAAAGACTTACAAACTAAATATGCAGGTACTTGGCGAGATGGTACTCGTTCCGGAGATCTTTCTAAACAATTCCAGGTAGATTATAATAGAGAACGTGCTGAAGATCGTGTCTATGCCATTAATGCTAGAGGTAAAGCAGATCGTCCTGACTTCGAATATCAACCTGCAAGTATGGTTGACCCAATGGCTGCATTTAATAGATCATTCAATAGAATGGTTAATAGTACTTTCATGGACGATTACAAGATCTATACTGTTGAGCATTGGTTACGTGAAGCAGCTCCATATCTAAAGACTAAAGAATCTGAACTTAGGTCAGCTCCATTCTCTAATTTCGTAACTCCAGAATGGAGTACAGGATTGAATAGTGTAGACTTAATGAAGAAGTCTAATTTACTATCTAATAGATATAAGGCTAGAGAATTCATAGGTCTACCTAGTAAGTTTGACACTACTATGTATCAATTAACACAGCAGATAGCGGATACTATGTATGAGTCTGCTAATCCATTTAAGCGTGGTGCACTATTAGTTCCTCATTGGCTATTGCCATACCATGCAGAGCCTGTGGCTGCCATTAGATCTATGGCTTATGATTTTAAACTAGGACTATACTCTCTACCCCAGATTCTAACTCAATTCAATAGCTGGACTACAACCGTGGCTCTAGAGCCTAGAGCCGGCGCTGCAGGTACTTATGCTTCTCTACTTCACAGTTGGGCTTCAGTGAATAATACTCCTGAGGTACTTAAAGCCTTAGATAATTATGCTACTAAAATAGATGCGGCCAAGCTTACTCTGGGTAGTAGTCGTTGGCGTCCGGGTGAATTTCTAGAAGGTAGACAAGAGCTAATCCGTTCTGGCTTCCTAAACGTAGGTGGTGAGATGGCTGACTTAGACAATGTCTTTAATAACAGTTCTGTAGTTCAAGGTATGTCTGGGTTTCGTAGAGGTGGTCGACAGTTCTTTAATTGGGGTGAGAAGGCTGCCCGTATCCCTGCATACTATACTGCCTTTAGAAACTTCAGAGAAGATAATCCTTTTAAAGCTTTAACTGAATTAGATAGACAACAGATTCTACGTCACGCTAATATCTTAACTAATAACATGACTAGAGCTTCTGCTTCAATGTTGAATGAAGGAGTTTTATCTCTGCCTATGCAGTTCCTAAACTATACTTATCGTCTTGGTGAAACCTTCTTTGGTAAGGAGATTGGTTCAACAGCGGGGGATCGTGCTCTAGCCCGTGCTCGGCTTATGGCTACTTACGGAGCTATGTACGGTATCCCTAGTGCTGTTGGCGTTACCGGTCTCCCTTTAGGAGATAAGGCACGTAAGTATGCTTTAGATAACTTTGGTTATATACCCGGAGAACACTGGTATAGTACAGCAATAATGGAAGGCTGGCCCGCTCTATTTTTAAATAAAGCTACTGGGGGTAACAACTACGATGTAGGAGGTAAGTGGGGGACTAAGGGTATGACCACTCTTACTGATTTACTTAGATCAGATAAGACTTGGATGCAAATAGTAGGTGGCGCGGGTTTTGATAACCTTTATAAGTTCCTCTCCGGTTTCGATGGTTGGTATAAATCTATGATATCCTTTGCTAGACAAGATCCAGCAGAGAAGAGATTTAAGTTTACCTTTGATGATCTGATTAAACCTGCTCTACAGATATCTTCTGTTAATCAATTTAGAAAGGGATACATTGGCACCACTATGGGTAAGTGGATAGCTACCAATGATGTTCCGGTTATGGATGTATCTAAGGCTAATGCTATCTTCATGGCTACTACTGGATTAGGTCCTACTGAACAGACTGATGCTTGGCTTAAGGGAGATATTCGTAGGCAAGAGAAAGACTTACAGAAGGATGCTTTAAAGAGTTTCATAGAAGATATGCATAGAGCTGATATGGCTGCTAAAGCTAATGATCCACAACAGGCTGAGACTTACCATAGGAATGCTTTTGCTACTTTACATCTAGCTGGCTTTACTTACGATAGAGTATTAGCTGCTATAGCTCAGGCTGCTAAGAGTAAGGGAGATTCTATTGATCGGTCTAATTATGACTTCTACTTAGGCAGAGATATTCCAACAGACGTAAGAGAAAGACGTAAGGATGCTTTCGTTCGAACTAAACAATTACAACAGACACAAGGCACCCAATAATGGTCTCATTTGACGTTCAACCTCCGCAGATAAATCCTCAAGATTGGACTAGAGTATCCCATACTATACCTCAACCTGAGTCTGATACTTCTTTAGGTAAGACTCTTTCTACTATAGGCGAAGGATTAACCAGCGCTGTAGGTCTTGGTAATGAGATACAATCCGATATAATCAAGGAGAAGGTTAGAACTGGAGTAGAAGGATTAAGAGATAATTATACCGCAGCCTTAAAGAATGTATGGAATCAAACTCAAGGTGGAGTTGCACCTAGTCCTGAATCACTTCATTCTGCTGGTATTAGCGGTTCAACCTTAGCTGAAGAAGTTCCGCAAGAGATCCCCGGCGGTCTACAGCAAGGTATTGCTAGAGCACAGGCTCTAGGTACAGCTATGGCTCAGAACGGTGGTGCTGGTAAAGCTAATGATACTCTATACACCGGTGCTTTGAACTCTCTAGCTAAGAATTTACGTAATCAATATCCAGGTTCCAAGGATTTTATTGATGAGCAGATTGCTAAGGTCAGTGGTAAGAACCCTGCCAATGCTTTCTATGAGAACTTATTACAAGATATTAATCGTAATTTAGCTGCTGGTAAATCTGTACAAGATAAGGATCATGCTTTCATAGATAGATACATTGATAGTATTCCTGGCATGGATTTAATAAGACAGAAGTATGACCGGGGCGCTATAGATAGTGAAGGTTTAAGAAACTATGTAGCTAAGCAGTCTGCATTAACAATTAATCAGAAGGCTGCTGAAGCAGAAAGAGCTGCAGCTAAGAGTCAGGGTGAATTAACGGTACAGAGAACTAAGGCGGACTTTTCTAAAGAAGCCGGGGGAGCTATTGACAATGCCTTCAATATTCAACGAATGGCTACTGATGTACAAACACCCAAAGAGCTATCTGATTATTTCCAGGGTCAAGCTACTGGTCAGATACCTCAAATGGGTGAAGAACAGAATAGAATGTGGTTGACTAACCTAGCTACACAACGAGATGCTGCAGCTGCGCACTTAAGATCTATTGCTTTACGTAGAGATGAGAAAGGCAATTCTTATGCCAGTAATGTCGGAGGTCTTAGTAATCTAAAGAATGAGATCAATGAACAACTTAGTCTCTATGATAATATCATTCAGCGGGTAAAAGATAAAGATTATATGGGGGTCTACTTTACTCTCAATCAGAATACTGCCATCCAGAATAAAGCTACTAATGAGTTGTATGCCGATGAAACTGTAGGTGAGATGACTAGGAAGATGCAGGCAGTTACTACTGCTGTCGGTCCTCAGACTGGTGCTATCCTATTACAGGATGCTATTGTCGGTGGCTTCGATAAGAAGTACTCTGACTATGTAGGCGGTATGAAGAAGGAAGCCTTAGGTCAACCTAATCCTACTCCCACTACTATGACTGATGCCATGGATAATGCACGTAGTAAGAAGATCTCCGATCCTGGTGTCTATAAGGCTATGGTAGATGTAGCTAAGGTCATTGCTAATCCAGAGGTTAAAGATCAAGGTAAAATTAATGCAGCTACCTTTGCATTCAATCTTAAGAATATTGGTTCTTTGGATAAGTTTCCCAATCCTGCAGATCGTCAGACAGCTTTTGTAGCTATGACTGATCCTAAGGTTACAGACTTCATGGCTAAACTACCACAGAAAACTCAGACTGAATATCGTAATTGGGTTGAGAAAACATGGGGTGGTATTTTAGCTAGAGATTCTATTGCAGATCTATCTAGGATTAAAGATCAAAGATATCTACAAAGCTACCACATGGGTTGGAATACTACAGAAGGTCAGTTTGTGTTACTGAATAGGGATAATAGTACTTTGTCTCAAGTTCAACAAACTTATGCACGCCCTGTTACTTCAGTAATAGATAAGATCAACGAAGGTCTTAAGAATCTAGGTCATGTAGAGAAGTCAGCCAGTGGAGATATTAATAGTTATCTTGTTGGAGTACTTTCGCATAGTGGCTTTGACTTCAGGAATAATGTCGAAGGCATACCCACTAAGATGATGGACGCTCTCTTGAATGCTAATAGGAAGCCGGGAATTCCCCCGATAGATAGCACAATCAAACCTCCGGTGTCTAAATAATGCCTATTGGAACTAGCGATGGTAACTATTATGAAGATGAGTATGCTCATGCTACAGCTATGCATGAGAATGCCATTAGCATTAGACCTGTAGGTCAGGATAAGCCAGCTAGAGATGCTGCTGAGATTAAGGAGAATGAACTAGCAGGAAGCTTTCAGAATAGATTCAATCCTGCTGAATATAAACCTCTTAGACAGCTGGATTATGATCCTACCACCTCTTCTACAATGCCTCCAGGAAGCCCTACGGAGCCCGCTGGTGAGTTTAAATCAGAGGGCCTTACTCCTACACCGGCCAGAGCATCCATACTAAATGCTGTGCGTGGAATGGCTGCTGGATCAGAAGAAGCAGTCAAGAATCTGCCGCAGAATTTTATGGATAGTATTAAGGGTGCACTAAAGATTTTCTCTTTTCCCGGAGATGTTAAATCCGGTGAAGTAAATCCAATGTCTGAGGAAGGTATTCAAAAGACTGCTGATTTAGCTATGACTATGGTAGGAGCTCCGGCTCCTGTAGCTGCTAAGTTGGCTGATGGTACTTTGGGTTCCTTTGCTGGTGTTAAGAGTGCTGGAATAAAGGAGAAGATGGCTGACTTAGGTCATGCTCAAGTACTAGAATCTAATGCTGCTCATCCTGATGAGATATTCCAGAAGACAGGATTCTTTCGTGGTGCTGATAATAGATGGCGTTACGAGATAGACGATAGTAAATCTAATTTCGATAGACAATGGTTTGATTCTGCTCGTCATGGTTTCACTGGAGAAGATATCGCTGCTTTACCTAGGGTTCTAGATCATCCTGAATTATATAAGGCTTATCCTAAGTTACAGGATATTAGGGTTATAAGAGATCCTTATTACAATGGAGCGGCGGAGTGGAGTGTAGGTCATAAGACTATAAGGATGAATCCCAAATATGCTACTAATCAAGGGGTTTTAATGCATGAAGTACAACATGCTATTCAAGATGAAGAAGGCTTTGCTAAAGGAGGTTATCCAGGGGAAGCAAGCAAAGATTATCAATTAAAATATACTCCCTTTGTAAGGGCTTTAGTCCCTGAAGCTAAAAAACTTTATGAGAAGGCTGAAGCTGGGGGAGTTTTAACCCCTGAAGAGAATCTTAGAGCTATGTATTTAAAACAGGTGGCGCAGAAGTATAATGAATATCATGCAGCTGCGGATAAAGCAGCCTATGAATATTACATGAGACTTGCTGGGGAGACTGAGGCTAGGAATACAGACACGCGTTTGCTTATGCTTGAACAAGAACGTCGTAATAGTCCTCCGTGGTATACCCAAGATATTGCTACTCAGCATCAGATCCCTATTGATGAGGTCACTATGACTACTGCCTACGGTGTAAGAGATTCAACTGGAAAGATCTCTAAATCTGTAGAGAACTTTAGACGTGCAGCTAATGATAATTTCTCTGAGGGTCACCCAGACAGACCCTATAATGTTAGGGAACCTAATATGATTGGTAGTAAAGAAGCTGATGATGCTATCGATGCTGCGTGGAAAAGGCTTAGGGAAAGACAAGATAAATTAGAACCAATACACAGACAGATTGATGAGCTTATGAAGAAATATCCTCATACTGAGTTCGATAAAGCCAAGCTTAAGAAGCTACGTCAACAACGTACAGACATTGAAGAAGGTACTTAAACCTATCATAACAGGATAAAAGACACAAAAAAACCCCGTAAGGAACAATCCCTACGGGGTTTTTTCTTTGGACCACAACCTACTGTGATTTAATCCATAGTCGTGACAGACATGGAACCAAACTCTACATTACTTCTTAGGCTTCCAATCCTGCAGAGCCTTCAGAGCAACCAAACCTTCAACAGGGGACACTATCTTAATGATGTCCAGCTGTTCTACGTAGAACTTCTGGAGTGCATCCTGGGCAATCTTATAGCCTTTCCTGTCGGGCTGGGTATCAGGCGTACGCCAAGAGAAGGCATCACGCCAATGGAAGTAGCCGAAATCTTCATCTTCGTCATCATCAATATCCTTAGGAATAGCGACGGTGTAGAGGCCCTTGGCCAGACGCTGTTTCAATTCCTTAGCAGTCTTCGGACCTTCCGGCTCTTCGATGAAGAAGATCTTGATAATCTCATCGCGCTTGATATACATCACATCGCGAGCACGAGATTCGAGATACTTACGCTGACCCTGTTCTGTATCAGGAGCAGCACTAAGGACTACTGACGCAACTGCGCCAGCACCCGAAGCATTCTTAGGTTTCAAAGACTGGGACTGGTCATAGGCAACACATTCATGGGCAAACATGGGATTATTCCCTTCTTCTTTTTGATCCGAATAGTACCTTCCATCAGAATGGAGAGTCCATACCGAATGTTCGATGCACGGCACCTCAGTAGACGTGCAGGTAGTAGGTGCTAAGTATTCACATTCCCAATCTTTAGTCCATTTAAACATAGTATACCTCAAAAGAATAGGGAGGGAGTTTTGCAGCAACCCTCCCTAAGTTTACCAGGAGCCAAGGCGTGTGGAACCCCTGGAGTTGATGTCTGTTGACATCTATTAGAAGTCACATTCTTCCCATGGCGGGATGTTAGTGGATCGTCGTTTCATCACCCTCGGTTTCTTGGGAGAACTCGTCGAGACGCTGGACCTTGATTTCTTCACCTGTCTCCGGGTCAATGATGAGGACGTACTTCTCGGCTTCCAGAGCCTGGTCAGCCACGTGGGTAACTTCATTCATGTTGTTTCCTTTGTTGGGCTGTAATAGCCTAAAGCTGATTTCAGGATGAAATCAAGCATCAATGTCGTTTCGGTTGTCTAATTCTATTCGCATGCTGAGAGACAACAGCAGTCCGCACGTGAGCAAGGCTGCCAGTCCTATGGTATCCAAGGTGGTCAACTTCGAGTTGGTCTCCTTTGCGTACTTTACCTGCTTTGGCTGCCTTGAGTCTGGCTCTATTACGAGCTTCTCTTCTTTGAACTTGAGCAGGACGGTCTTCATAGGCAGTCTCCGCGGGGTAGTTTCTAGCCTTCATTGGTCTTAGACTTCTCCTTTCTCACATAGATTGTTATAGGACAGATATCGTCCTTGATGTTGTGCCAGTCGAAATCTATTTCAATGATCTCATCTCTGGGTTGGATTACATTTAGAGTGTGAAGTAACGGAACAATACCACCACTCAGGTTACCCAAGGATATCTCAGACTTAATCGGCTGAGATGATTGCTTTCTCTTACGAGCCAAGTACTTGCTGCCTAAGCTCATCTTCGAGTTCCTTTGCCTTGATCGCTTCCCTCCGTATTCTACGGGCTGCGCGATCTCCTGATTTATTATCAAAGGTGTCCTTTAAATATTTAAGACGTAGCCTTTCGGCTCGTGTGTGTGGATGTTTAATCATCGAAGTCTAGTGGTTTGATTTTAGGTAGATCTACAAACTTCTCTTCAACTAGAAACTCTAAGCAATCTTCTTCAGTCTTATCGTTTAGTTCAAGTATTTCTTCCAAGGTATATACTTCCAATAGAGTAGCATAGATAGTCAGCTTAACCAATCCTCCGGTATATCTCCTATAGCAAAGGGAAAACCATTCTTGATGCACCACTTCTCATTAGATTTATTGTATGAGTAGAAGAGTATTCTGATATCAAGTTTGGGGTTAAGCTTCTTGACCGCAACCATCTTTCGCTTAGCTTCAGGTCTAAAGTGGCCCTTAGTCTCAACATAAATCTTTCCGCTACGTGTGGTGACAATGAAATCAGGAGTGTAGTGTCCTGAGATAAGGTAGGGGATTTTCTCGGACTCATATTTAAACCTAATCTTCTTGGCTTTGAGGCTGGCATAGATTCTAGCCTCAAACTTATTTCTAGTCATGCTGGTGTGTATATCAAAGTAAGAAAGGAAACCCCCACCGTAGTGGGCTAAAGGAAAGAAGATACTAGGGTATCATATTTTGAGGTAAAAGTAAATACTAATTGTAAACTATCTTACCATATCTATCTATCTCTATTACATCAGGCTTCCTCACCACTTTAGTTAAGTAGACTGGTCCAGTTGAATAGAGGAAGGTTCGAAGCTGTGGGTGACACTGGTACTTAAACGCATTATAGCTTGCTCTAACGCCCAGTCTAATGTTTCCGGATTTTCCTTCGGGAACTTCTTCGCAAGTGCATGGCGGAGCTCTATCAAGAGCGACGACATCTCTATAATCTCGAATTCTTTCTCTAATGCTTTTCTCGCGCGCAGTATGCTCATATAAACACATATGTCCTAATTGTTTATCTATTGCTAATAAGTAAGCCCGATATTTATCCCGAACAAGTGGGTCGTGAAGGGAGCCCACAAGATACCCATCAAGTTGATCCAAGTAACCAAAAGTATCATCGGATGCGATTGAACCTTCTTTGAACTTGATGAAGCCACGGCTAGTAGTAGATTTAACATCAACGATACACCCGTCAATGACACAATCTCTATGGCCGACGATCCCATCAACAGATACAGCATCTTGTTCTCCTGTTACTTCATGCCCGGCTGCCTTAGCCATGGCGATCACAAGGCTTTCAAGTATGTGTCCGTAAGTGTATTTGATTCTGGCCCAAGGTGGGAGTGGCTCTGCATCCAGTGGGGTATGTATCGAGTGCCACAGGCTACACGGGCAGCGTAAGCCCATACCTGAGAGACGAAGAGTAGGGCTTGCTCTTTCTCCGAGGGATTCTTGGAGTTTAAGAGTGAGTTCAGCCGTAAATTGGGTTGCAATATCTTCTCTGAGCCAGTTATCTTGGCCTCCTACTAGTTTGTATATATCTGGTATTAATGTTTGTATATTAGACACGTATAGCTAACTCTTTCATTTTAATGATAATTCTTTCGAGACGGTGAGTGTCCCATACACGACAACTCCTAATACAGTTAGGTTTAAAATCTACTCCACTGTCTGATGTTTCAGTGATGTCAAGAATTTCGAAGAACAGCTTAACGCAGTCTTCAAGAGATTCAGGCGCAGTCCAACTTTCCCAACGTTCTCTTTGCGTTGACATCAATGACCTCCTACTACGAATGTAGCCAAGCCTCGTACCAATAAGACGATACAGAATATGTAAGCTATACCCATTGGTGGCCCGAGTATAGTAAAGAAAGCGGTCTTCTGTCCTACAGTCCAATCCTTAAATAGACTGTGATCTTTCTTCTTATCTTCTTTCTCCTGCGTCTTCAACCATTTGTTAAACTTCTCTACCTTATCCTGATAGTCTACTAACTGATTTATGAAGTCAGGTTCCTTCTTCTTACGCCAACGTTTAGGTTCTTTATCCTTGCTGGTATTCTTGGCGAACTCCATAATAGCCAGCAATTCGCTGTACTTACTCATGGTAGTTACTCCTTCCGTGGTTCAGGAGTGGGCTCTAACAAGGCCCACTCCGTTACCCTTCTTCTTGAATATTAAGGAGGCTGGGCACTTTGGTGAAAGTCACGCATCGGCACCTCCTACGTCTTGTAGAGACAGATGGCCATCATGGGTCTGTCTTCGATGCTGATTTCACGCAAGGTGAAATCAAGCAATAGGAATTTACATGGACTTGCTAGACCGGCTTGCGGCTCACCCCATTCATGTAAGGAACAGTGAGAGGCGTCTTAGCTACCCATTCAGCGCATGCTTAATTGATTCAGTTTAGCGTTGCGCCTAGTCATAGTAGTCTGTTGCTTGATGCAGGCTCACGGTGATCTTTACGCGCCAATCGCATCCCTGCCAATGTAGGCAGTCTATATGATCCTACGGTTAACAGCCGCCGATCCACATCTATGGCTTCCGCTCTTCGCACATACTACCCGAAGGCACGGAGGTTAACGGTGTCCGCTGTGCAGTACTCTAGATGCTGCTTCTACGCGACCAGCTCCACAGGGTAGTCTGGGCTGAGTTCAAGTTATGCAGCTTGCTCTAACAGTGGAAACAGTTCCGTCAGTGTAGTTGAGGGGTGAACACTTAGGATTAACGCTACACCAATCTCCGATGGTGTTCCCGGTTCGGGTCTCGCTTTTATCATGATCCTACTACATTACGATAATCGGGCTGGACTCGAACCAGCATAGGTGGGGTTGCAATCCACTGCGTACCTCAGAAATCTTTCATAGCTACTACGTCAAAGTAATCAGAAGCTCTGTTCTACCTTCAGATCAGCTGGGATCGAACCAGCACTTAGCTTCCTTTGGGCTCAACGCTCTAGTCGCCAGTCTCCGCCTAGTGCTCGGAGGGTTGGGATCGAACCAACCGGTGTCACCAACAAGAGTTGGTTAAGAGAAGATTTCCTTTATTCCGCCACCTCATACCGCTTCAGATCATTAGGCTTTCCAAATCCTTAGGTTGCCAAGACCTTTACCCTCATACGCGCCCTCTATAGAGGTTATAGCGTCGGTCACTACCGACCCTAGCATGCGCGACATCTATTTGATCTCCAACAATTCGAGGTTAATGAGACCCCATGTTGGTGCGCTCAGAGTAGTACCATGCTATTTTGCTCACCGTTTCCCACTTCTAGGTCAGGCATTTTAACCACTAATAGATAGTAGACCTGAACTGGAGTCACACCAGTCTTACACGGTTATTGCGAGCAGAAGTTTTGGAGTCACCTCCTCTGGATACTCAGCCAGACGCTTGGGGAACTCGGATAACGCTTAGGATTCCCGCCTAGCTATACAAGGCGGCCACTGCAGCCCACTTCCTGAAGGTGGTGCGGAGGGTGGGGTGTCCGCTGAGCGATAAGGGTTCACACTGCATATGTTTCTGCCTGTCGCGGAGGCGCATCCCACAGGCTCTCCCTAACGGGGAGCAGGGTGCAGTTCTTCGCTGGCGCGCCACTGCACCGCTGAGCAGCAGATTAACTCCACTGCTCTGGTCTGTCTAGTAATCCTGAAGCAGCCTCTGACTCTTTCTCAGTCATATCTGTATCAGAACTGAAAGGTACTAAGTTATCTATCCGAGCACTAACCCAACGAGCGCCGATGCCTTTGACTCCTTCAAACTCGAAGGAGTAGATTTCAAGTTTCAAAGTAACATCAGAGCCATTACCTACAGCTCCATGAAAAGGAACACCTTCTTTATCAAACACTTCTACTGGACCGAAGGCTATAGTCTTGCCAGATGTGAATGTCTTAGCTATAGGTCTGGTGAAGTTAATGAAGTATCCATCTTCATCTTTCTTTAAGTTATTCTTTAAACCCTGTGCTTGTAACTCCCGAATTGTTTCCAAGCTCTTAGTATCAGGATGCAATTGGCAAGAGTATCTATTCCATTTATTAGGAACATCCGGTCTAAACCAAGCTACCTTACCTTGTACATATTTAAATTCTGTTTTACCCTTAACCATTATATTACTTGCATCTCCTTGTAGAATGTTAAAGCATCAATAATCAAATCGATCTCAGTTCTATCTAGATCATACTTATGATCCATTTTAATTTCAGTATCTAAGTACTGAATGAGTTCATCAATTGCTTCAGTATTCAATGTGTTTTACTCCAATTAGTAGCAATAGTGTAATCCTCTAAATTATTTCCATAGGAACCTGCTAGAGGACACTTAAGTTTTAATTCCTCTCCTACTATACGTAGGCTATCTGATTGCATCCTTGCTATACTTAGTGCTATCTCCATGTTGTTCGGACACTCAGTTTGCCATTCATCGTGAACTAGATTGACTAACTGAGCGCCGAAGTCATTAAGTTTATCGTGCCATTTGAGAGTGGCTGACTTCATTACGACAGCTTCACCATTCTGTAGGTACCCAGACATACATAGATGCCTGCGCATCCCGTAGGTATCTCCTGGGATTGTAACCTTACGCCCATCGAGGCCGACAAACCAGCCTCGTCTAGCATCCTTCGGTATAACATTCTCTTTGAGATAAGCAAAACCTTGGTATCGTGTAAGAAGATTGTCAAGAGCCAGTTCTGCTTCTGGTAGGGAACATTCCAATATCTCAGCGAGTTTAGAATTACCGGCTCCGAGAAGGAGAGCGTACACAAAGCGTTTGGCTGATTGCCTGGTCCTACAAACTGAGCCAAGAATTCTTCGGTTGAGCGAATGTGGATCACTGCCGTCCTCCTTCTTTCCATTGACTAGGGCTTGGGTAAACTCTGGATCATCAATGTAATGGGCAAAGATGCGCAACTGGATACCTTCTGCATCCACGCCGACTAGTAATCGGTTCTTAGGTGCGCACCACAATGCTCTGAGTTCTTTACCATATAATTTCTTCTTACCGTTGGCATCAAACTCAAGAGGTATGTTTGCAGTATTGGGGGATTGGTGTGCCATACGATGAGTCCAGGCACCGATGCCGTAGAATTTTCCGTGAATACGGTTATCGGGCTGAGCTAGGGATAACCATTCAGTGAGGGTACGACGTCTGGACTCAAGCAGGATACGCTTCGCGAGAAAGCGTGCAGGGGGAGGGGCTGTTGCTGGTAAGGTATCGAGGTTAGCCTCGTTGACCTTCCATCCAGCCTTCTTCATTAATTCTAACTTAATATATAATTCTTTTAGTTTTAAGTCAACCTCAGTATTTCTTTTAGTATACTTTAATCTGCTTAGCTCCCTCTCAGTCTCTATGTGAGTGCCAGTCTTTTCTATAGGTCTCCAGCCAGCTTCATTAAGTATAGTGATAATTTGTTTATGAGAGCTAGGATTGAAGTCAGACCAAGTACAGTAACAAAAAGGAGCATTGATACTGAGATCAGAGATATCTTTACGCATTTCTTTAGGAATGGAAGTAAGGCTAATAGTACCATACTTAGTCTCCTTCGGCATTACTTCTCTGATCAACTTCAACCTAGGGGGGAAGGCTTCTAGTATAGATTTGTCGAGAACTGCAAGCTCGTCTTCAATCCGTCGGAGAAGACTAGATGCCTTACTAGAATTGAAAGCAAAGCCAACATCGTGAAGTAGATTGACGACCAGTTGGAATCTTTGTTCAAGCTGAATGCTTGGCTGATGATTAACATCAGTAATATACCTTCTAAACTTAAGGTATATGCGATGGCATATATCAACATCCCTGACACAGTAGTCCTCCATCTCTTGAGACCATTTAGTCCAATCGTTGAACTTTATCTTAGGTTCACCGAACTCTAATCCATAAGCCTCAATGCTATGTCCTTGTCTTGGGTAGTCTATTAGTTTAGATAAAATAAGCGTGTCGATGGACTGCTGACATAACTCCATCTGTAGAAGTCTCTCCAAAACAGGCTTATCATAACCAAGATAATTATGTCCAATAAATTGTTTGACGCTAGCAGCGAAAGAAATAAATCGTTCTGGTTCATCTAGTACATTCCTAAATATATAGTATTCATTAGTATCTATATCCTTACATACAATCAACCATATCTGGCTAGGATTGTTTAAGGAATTACATTCTATGTCAATGACTACGTTCAATAGTATTCCTAAAGTAAACCGACGAGGGGAGAGAGGAACCCTCGTCGGTTATCTCTGTGTTAGTTCGGGTGAGTAACGATGCCACAACTCTTGTAGAAAAATAAGTCCACACAACCCGCGGACATATGGGTACTGATGTAGATGGCACCACCAACGATGACAACGAAAGCTGCCACCACAATGATGGTTTCCTTAATCATATCCATGTAGGCTCCTCATGCTGCTATGGTCTCAAAGAAGGACCTAAGTATATTTTGTTCTTTTAATATAGCAATGTCATATTGTCCTTCAGTATTCTTCTTCTGCATATGTGCTATAGATTTCTTTAACGTATTCATAGTCCAGAATGTACCTTGTTCAGGTATATTAATTATCGTCATCCTTCGGTTCTTCCAGTATACCCCTCAGTTCAAATGACTTACAAAACTCTAGAGGATCAACCCACTTCCAAGTCCTCGGATCATTCAAGGTAGAAGTAGGACAGATCAATACATTACCATGTATCTTACCACCATGTGTGAACTCATGCAACAACCAACGTGGTGCTTCACCAGTCTTAGCTCTGACTAAGAACTCAGTACCACATTTCATCTTGCTCAGCCAGTCTCCATCCTTCGGTCCCATCCAATCAGGCTTGAGCAGTGGCTGAGGTAGTTCTTCCTCTTCCGGTTTGTTATCAACCACTAGTTTGAGCATGCTCCACCTGTTCTAGATAGGGTCTGTACGGCCCTAGGAAGGCCCGTGGTGCGTTTAAATTGTTTCCGGGTACTGGGGTACCGGGGAGAGTTCATTTACAAGAAAATACGTATTAATTCTTCTCTTCTACCTCAAGAATATTTGAAACTAATTCTTGAAGTTCCGAACTATGATTTCGAAGTTCTTGAGCCATGATATAACATTCGCGTTCTTCTGGCTTAGGTCCGGGACGAATTATATCATTAGAAATTTTATCTACCACAGCCAAGATGATCTTAGCAGCCAACTCCATACGTTCAGAAGTAACACGTTTCTCTTCGGCGTCAGCCCATTTTTTCTGAGCTTCTTTATCGGATTTGAATGAACTTCCCATATCTCGCTCCTATTAGAAATCGCTATTGGTGTACTGCCCCCAAAATTTACCGAACAATTTTAATACGTATAATAATGTATATTTGTTACCACAAATATTCTCTATTTACTTGATATATCTCTTCTTGGTTTTCCAGAAGAATAGGGGATGTTTTGCTTTAATATTTGCTATCTAAGAGGATTTTGTTTCCTTGGCATTGACGATCTCCAAGTGCTTAGCCTCACTCATGAACTTCCAACCTTCCGGGGTGGTGCACTCCATTAACCGTATTCCCTTGGTTCCAAGATAGATGTCGGTTACTGTTCCATATACGATTAGGTTTGTTGAGAACCTTCGGATTACTTTGGTCTGGTCGATCTGGAACATCTGGGAGTTTCCAATCTATTGGATCTAAGCCTTGAGAGACTAGTTTATCATTGATTGTTGAGAACAGCCTTGATCCTTCGAACGGATTCTTACCGAACTTGATACCCCTAGGGGATGGATGTGAGGTTAAGATTACCTCATTCTTAGTTAAGTCTACTTCTTCCAAATATCTTTTGGCAACAGCTCCGAGGAAGCAGAAGACGATCCCTTTTTCCGAAAGCTTCTGCGTGATTTCTTTGGTGAGATAGGAATATTCATTCCAGTCGTGAGATAGTGATTTACCTGCTTTGCAACTAGGGATGACATTCCAAAGAAGCACGCCTTGCTCCGCCCATCGTAGAAGTGAACCGTGACTAGGATTGGGATATCCGAGATCAGAGACGTATTCTTTAAGGATGGTGCTGAGGGTAGGAGGGAAATCATCTCGTTGTATTTCACCGGGGGTAGAGAAAGCAAGTCCTGTCGCATATTTTCCATCTGGGTAGGGGTCTTGGCCAAAGATAGCAACTCTCGTTTCCTCAAGCGATGTTGTTCGAAGAGCTCGGAACAAGCTATTTCGCGTGGGGTTGAAAGCCACATTAGCCTTCTCCATATCTTTGAGACGTTCATTTACTACCTGCCATTCACCAGATTGCCAGTAGTTTAATTTCCACGGATAAATCATTGCATTTGACTCTTGTATAATACGAAGTAACGACCAGCTGCGGTTAAAACTAGCCAGTGTTCTTCTTGGTCTAAGGTATCGATTTTGAATGCGGGATAATGGGTCATACTCCTAAAGTTTAGAATATAATAATGTAAACCATCGGGAAGAGTTGAATCATTACTATTATGGATAACACCAACAATACTATTGTTTTCAGCATCAAGACACCAATTGTTCAATTCTGCGGTTATCGTTAGCCGGTATGGCATAGCCCATATCCTCCGTTAGAGTGTAGGTTGCAGGATCAAAGAGTAACTCACCTGCCGGTCCTGTTCTACCACAAAATCTATTCTTAGAGACCACGAGCTTTGTGATACGCCGAGTGATAGGATCTGTGGCTGTAATATCTCTGAATAGATCAATGCGGATATCAGCAATCTTAGAGATGATTCTACTTCCGCGTGTAAGTCCTTCGTCATTGACATGACTCACTATGATTAAAGCAAAGTCTAGTTCTTTAACCATCATTTCGAGTCGGGTGGAGAGATAATCGAGGCCAATTCTTTCATCTT